TCCAGGTACTTGTTGTCGTCGTCGCCACCCACCAGGTTGAACGGCGGCTCGGCCAACTGTTCCCGCGTTATATACACGTCACCCACTTCGTCCACCCCCCTCCTAGTAGTTCCTTACCTTCACGAAAATCATGCCTTCATATATGTGTCCCGAGCTGACCGTCGTCTTGAACTTCAACTTGTAGTCGTGGCCGTCCAGCCCGGCGCACACCATGACGCTCACCCGGTCGCTCTCGATCACCGGGTTGAACACCGGCTCCAGTCCGCCGCTTTCCTCGGGGTCGACGGAGACCTGACAGCCCTGACACGTCTGTCCCTCTTCGATATCCGGGGCCTCGAATATGAAGCCCAGGGCGTACTTCTCGTCCGGTCGTTTCGTGATTAGCGCCGTGCTCATATTTCCACCTCGTATATATCGCCCGACTGTCTCTTGTCCACCGTGAACATCCTCTTCCTCGGCGTCGCCCGGAAGAAGATACCATACAGGTCCAGGTACTCGGGCACTATCACCGGGGCCTCGGTCACGCTCACGTCCTCAACGAACAGGGCCTCTATGCCGTAGTATACCGCAAGAGACTCCGTCACCGTTATGTCGTCACCTATGATGTATTCAATTAGTAGGTCGACCGTCGACGCCTCCGTGACTCCGACCTGTTCGTAAAGCAGCGGCAGCTCTACGATTATGTCGAGCATCTGGACGTATTCGGTCAACGCGACCGAGTCGAAGACGTCGATGTCCAGGCGTAGTATCAGGACCGCCAGGTACTCCTCGATCTCCACCCAGTCGATTATCGCGCCACCGACCCCGACGTCGTCACCGACGTTGAAGCCGCCCTCGGTTATCACGACGTCCGACGCGACCACGCTCTCCGACACGAACAGCTCTATGACCGGGTCGAAGGTCGTCGCGCTTTCCGTAACCGTCAACGACTCGAACACCGAGACGTTCAAGTCCGGGATGTATACAGCGAGGGCCTCGACGACCGCGACCGCGTCGAAGATCGCCAGCTCGACAACGATGTCGTGGATAGTCGCGTACTCCGTGACGCCCACGATGTCGAACGCGAACAGCTCGACGATGATATCGTGGAACACCGCGTACTCGGTGACCGTTATCTCGTCGAACACCGACAGGAACAGCTCGTCGATGGATAGAGTCGCGTCCTCCAGGGTCGTCACGGTGTCCACCGCCGGGCCTAGCTCGATCACCAGGTCGTTCAGTAGAGCGATATCGACAACCCCGACGGCGTCATATACCGAGACGTCCGGGAAGTAGTCTATGACCGAGACCTGGAGGTCCTCCTCCGCCGTGACGTCGTCAGAGACGGCCAGGTCGAGCGGATAGTCTATGGTCACGTCCTCGACGATAGTCACCGTGTCGCTGACGTCGAATATCAGCACGACGTCCGCCGCGACCGTCTCGTCAACGACTATCAGCTCCCCGACGTCGACACCCTTCGCCACAATAACCTCGATGTCCTCCGCGACCGTCAGCTCCTCGGAGACGTCCACCCTCTTCGGTCCTCTCTGCACGTCTTCCGTTATCGTGATATCGTCGGAGACCGACGTCACGAGGTCCGCGACCACTGTCGCGTCCTCGATCACCGTCGCGGTATCGTTGACGTCTATGGTCAGCTCAAGGTCCGGGACGATCACATCCAGGACGGTGACGTCCTCCGCTGCTTCCATATATAGGTGGTCGACCTGTGCAGCGAATACTTCCAGGATGCTCACGAAGTCGGGGACCACTCCGACCTCGATAATGAGGTCGTTTATCGCCGCGACCTCGGTGACCAGGAGGTCGTCCGCAGCATCCGCGAAAAGTTCGTCCAGGTACACGCTCACGTTCTCGACGACGGACACATCGTCGAAGGCCAGGGGTCTCCGCTTCGCCAGGAGAATCTGGACCTCGTCCAGCTCGATGTCCAGAGAGTCGAGGGCATAGCCTCGGAACATCACCACCGCGTTGTTCACCCGCTTCCTGGTGTCAAGCTGTGCGGTGACATCGTATCCCATCGTGGTCAGCGTCGTGAAGTAGTTCCCGGAGTCGAAGGTTTCGAGCACGGTCTCCCCGTCGCCGTTGTTCAGAATCAGCTCGACGTATCCCGAAGTTATCGCGGCGTCGAACCTGAACCGAACGGTGACCGACGCGGAGACTATGAAGTCGTCATTCAGTTCCTCGGTGTCCTGTATCGCGGACCACCGGACGTTCCCGTTCGACAGGTCGGTGTGGACTACCGCGACCTGGTCATTGTAGGCCATGTCCTCCGCGTTCTGCTTATCGGTGACCGGCCAGCTTGAGACGACCGTCGTCCCCCACAGGACCTCCCGCTGGTCGTCGTAGGTGACGGCGTCGATGTCTTCCACCAGAGTCGCTTCGTCGAAAACAGTGAACAACTCGACGACGATGTCCAGGAGTTCGACATCCTCGACGACCGTGAGAGATTCCTCGACCGAGAGGTATATGGTGTCGAGCTGCGCGTCGGCCAGCTCGGTGACCGCCAGATCCTCCTGGGTCTCGACGGAAAGCGTGATATCCGGGACACTTGGAACGATGTCCTCGACAACAGTCACGCTATCATACACATCAGCGAACAGCCCGGGCAGATATGCCGCGACCCACTCCGCCAGGTATATGTACTCAGCGACCACCCCGACCTCAACAACGAGGTCAATAACGCTCGCTGACTCTGTCACCAGTACGTAGTGGTCGTCGAAGCCGAAGACGTGCAGCACGTCGAGGTAGACGTCTATCCACTCTGACACAGCGACGGTGTCGAACTCAGAAACGTACAGGATGTCAGCAGCGAGAGAGACCCACTCGGCGACGGCTACCGCGTCGAAAACGTCTATGTCATAATCCTCGTACGCTAGTTCCACGTACTCGGCCACCGCAACGGTATCGAACACGCTTGTGCTTGTCTCGACGTACAGGAGCACCGCTTCCGCCACCAGCGCCGAATCGAAGGCATCAACCTCCTGCTTTTTCAATATGACGACCCGCGCCTCGTCGATGTATGCCGTGAAGTCTGGCGCTGCATCCTTCGTCGCTGCTATCTGAACCTGTGCCGCGTTCAGTTTCGTCAGCGTATTCAGGAACGCCGTGACATCATACGAGACAGTGGCCACCGCCGCCGGTGGCTGATTCCCCGAGTCGAACAGCTCCAGGGATTGCCACCCCGCTCCGTCGTATACCAGCAACTCCAGCGTGTCGTTCGTCAGGGGAGCGTCGACATAGAAGCGAACCTCCACGGTGACTTGGTCGACCAGGGCGATATCGACTATCTGAGTGTCCTGCATTGCGTCCCATGTCGCGGTCCCGGTCACGCTCGGGAACGAGGCGTACACGTCGTTGAACGCAAGGTCCACCGCGTCGGCGGGATTCGTCAGCACGACGGCCACCGCCGTGATGTTCGTACCCCACAAGTGCTCGATACCCTCACGGTCGTAGAGGGCGTCCAGTTCTTGAGCCGCTTCTATAATGGACGCGGTATCAAATACACTCAGGTCAGGCATCTATCCTCCGATATTAGATTGCTACCGCCTCAAAACGTGAGCTGCTTCACCGGACTCCCCTTCTTCACACCGTACGGATTCGCTTCGTGGTACGTGTCGAGCACAGCCTTCGTGACCGTCGTCGCGTACTCGGCGTCCTCGCCTTCCAGCCGGTCGACCTCGGCTTGCATCATGTCCTCATACTGCGGCACGTTCCCGAAGAACGCCGCACGAGCCAGCTCGTGCTTGCAGTTCCTATAATGGTCCTGTTCAGCCTTCGTCAGCGACATGTTCTCCCTCCTTCGATAAGTCTATCGTCTTATGGAAGCCGCACTCACACTGAATGCTGACCTTTCCACGATACTGCTCGTCGTCTATGAATCCCCATATCCCGCAGCCGGGACACTTGAACTTCTTCCTCGGTTCCCCGTCAAGCGTCACGTCCTTCACTTCGTACATGTTACCATCCCGAGACCTGGACTATCTGTACACCGCCCGGTCCTTCCGCCGCCTCGAAGTTCAGCGGCATGTCCGGCTCGAAGGATTCCGAAGTCGCCACGCTATCAGATACATCTATAATCATCTCCCTGTCCATGAATATCCACTCGACCGTCGTGACGGTTTCGGATACGCTTGGAACAAGAACGTCCGGGTACGCTTCCGCGAACTCCGCCACGAAGTTGTACTCAGCAACGATTCCGACCTCTATCACCAGGTCGACTACCTGAGCAACCTCGTTTATGACGATCATCATAGGCTGGACGACGAAGAAGTTCAGGACGTCCAGTCTCAGGTCGACCACCACATCAGTCACAGCCACGTCGTCGAATACCGGCCCGAGTTCGATGGTGATGTCCACGACCTCGACGTCCTCGGTCACGGTGACGTCTTCCCCGGCCTGGAGGAACAACTCGTCGAGCACCAGCCCCACGTTCTCCAGGACCTCCAGCGCCTCGAACGCCTCCAGTTCGACCGTGAGGTCCAGGAGTTCGACGTACTCGGAGAGGGTCACGACCTCGGTCACTATCCCCAGTTCGATAATCAGGTCGTGCATCACAGCCACGTCGGTCACGGCTATGATCTCGAAGTGCTCCGTGCACAGTTCCGGCAGCAGGACCGTCAGGTCCTCCACCACGGTGATGTCCTCGCTCAGGACCGGCAGCTCGATAATGATGTCCAGGAGATAGGTCCACTCGGTGACGGTCAGGGTGTCAGAGACCGATATGAAGAACTCACTCAGGGCCACGTTTGCGTTCTCGACGACCGTGAGGTCCTCGGATACCGACAGCTCCACTATGATGTCGTGCAACACCACGGCCTCTGTTGCAACGATATCGTCCCCCGCTGCAACGAACAGGGCGTCCAGTGAAACAGTTATGGTCTCCGTTGCAACAGCTTCGTCGGAAGCGGCAAGCTCCACCGTGATGTCCAACAGGTTCACCCACTCGACCACGGTCGATGTATCGAAGACGAACAGCTCGACGGTAATGTCCAGGAGGTTCGCCCACTCCGTAACGGTCAGGGTCTCACTCTCTGAGACGTTCAGGAAGCCCAGGGAGACATCCGCCTGTTCGGTAACCGCGACCAGGTCCACCACCGGCCCGAGTTCGATCATGATGTCCGTCATGAGAACGACCTCGGCCACCGTCACCGTGTCGAATACGTTCAGGAACAACTCGTCCAGGTAGGCCGTCGCCTGTTCGGTCACGGTCACAACATCGAAGACAACAGGGAGGTCGATCACTATATCGAGCAGAGACACCCACTCGACTATATTGAGAGCGTCGCTCACGTCTACGTTGAGCACGTCCAGGCCCACCGTCACGTTCTCAGTGAGAGCGACCTCCTCCGTCGCCGGTCCCAGTTCGATCACGATGTCGGTCATTATCGCCACTTCCGCGATACTCACCTGGTCGCTGAGGGAGAGACTCAGCACGTCGAGGTAGGCTGTGACGTCCTCCGTCGTTGCTACCTCGTCGAATACCAGGGGCATCTCTATGACGATGTCGAGGAGCTGCACATCCTCGACCACCGCAATTATCTCCGAGACCTCCAAGTCTATGAACAGGTCGAGCAGGAAGACCCACTCGGCCACCGTTATCGTATCGCTGACGTCGAGCCCTATCTCCAGGGTCCGCGTGAATACGGTCGAGGCTTCCTCCCAGTATATGAAGCAGCTATGACTCTCGTCCTCCGTCTTGCTGACATCACTCCGGGTCATGGTCGCGGTCGTCTCGGCCATAGCGAGAATCGGACCCAGGATGTGCCCGGTCTTGTGCAGTAGCCTCACGTAGAACTGATTATTGTCGTCACCGTGTGGCCTGTCCCATGCGAATACCAGGTAGTCTCCGAACGTACCTATGCCGGGATGTTCGCAGTCGGTGTTCGCGTCGAGAACTACCTCGGCACCCAGTCCGCCCACAGGCTCCCACTCCCTTGAGATACATGTCCCGTCACTCTTCACGTACACCATATCGACGTGACCGTTCACGTCGTCGAAGTTCAGCTCGAACTGGTGCGCCACCAATGACTGCGGGGATATTTTCAGCACCGCTATGTTCGTCGGCGAAGCGTCCCACGTTCCGTCGAACTCCTTGTACTGTAACTGGGTCCCCTCGACATAGGCGCATACCACCTGGAAGTTCGTCGGCGGAGATAGCGGCAGCGAGTGCATGAGAGCGGAGAAGGACTCGCCCTCGTTGTTCGTGTCTCCGAGCGTCGCCGCCGAGTCCCACGACGTTATGTTCCCAGGGCCGGACCTCTTGACTACCGCGTACTGTTTCGCACCGTCCTTCTCAGTCGCCGAGGCCCAGTATCGGTTACTCTGTGTCCGGGAAATGTTCGGACGTGAGTACGTCTTCGACACGTCGGTCCATATTGTATTCGCGGCACTCCACGCGAAACTCGTGCTCGGGTAGCTTGTCGCTTCCCTTATGAGGACGTCGCCGCCTTGCGTGTATACGATCACGAGGGAGGACGCCTTCGCATATATCGAGAAGTCGTTGAGCACGTTCGAGTCACTGATTCTCGCCCCGGTGTTTTCCGCCCACGCATTGTCCGGGTCTGTCGTGTAGTCGACCTGTATGTATCCGCCGGTTCGGTTGAACCACGCTCTCCAGTAGTACGTCCCGTCAAACCACGCGGCACTCTGACAACAGTAGGGTATCTCCCCGGAGTTCGTGGTCACGTCCTCGACCACGTCGGCCACGCTGACGGTCTCGGCCACGACACCTATCTCGATCACCAGGTCGACGACGCTCACCGACTCAGTGACCAGGACATCGTCCCCGGCCACGATGTTCAGCGCCGAGAGGAACGCGGAGGCGCTCTCCGTCGTCGTGATCTCGTCATACACCGCCAGGTCGATCACTAGGTCGAGGAGCTGCACCCACTCCGCCACGCCGACGTTGTCCGAGACCTCGGGCACCAGAACGTCGAGGAGCATGGTGACGTTTTCCGTCACCACCGCCAGGTCGACCGCCGGGCCGAGTTCCACTACGAGGTCAGTCATGAGAGCGACCTCGGCCACGCTAACGTCTTCACCGGCCTGGAGGTACAGCTCCGGCAGCGTGAGAGTCACGTTTTCGACAGCCGCGACGATATCGTATACCACCGGCAGCTCTATAGTTATGTCAAGAAGTTCGACGTATTCGCTGTGAGCGACGTTTTCGGAAACAGCCACTACCAGCTCGGGCAGCAGGACCGTCGTCGCCTCAGCAGCCAGCACGTCGTCAGAGACAGCCAGAAACAAGGCGTCCGGTAGGAGTCCCACGTTCTCGACCGCGCCGACGACATCGGCCACCACCCCGAGTTCGATCACCAGGTCGTGAGTGACAACGACCTCGGTGACCAGCAGGTCCTCCCCCACGGAGACGTTCAGGAGGTCCAGGTTGAGGGTCAGCTCCTCCAGGACAGTGACCTCGTCATAACTCAGGGGCAACTCCAGGATTATGTCAAGCAGTTCCACGTACTCGGCGACAGTGCCCTCGTCGTAGACGGCCAGGTACAGCTCGGTGATGGACAGCTCGACCGACTCGACCGCAGCAGCCAGGTCGAAGGCCGACAGCTCCACGGTGATATCGAGGAGATGGACCCACTCTGCAGCAGCAGCCACGTCGTACACCGACAGGTTCAGCACGTCCAGGCCGACGGTCGCGCTCTCCGTCACGCTGACCGGGTCCATGACCACACCGACCTCCACCACCAGGTCCACCACGGAAACGGACTCCGTTATCAGGACGTGGAATGGGTCGAGCACCAGGAAGTTCAGGACGTCGAGGTACTGGGTCATGCTCTCCGCAACGGTCGCCACATCGAAGGCCAGGAAGTTGAGCCCGAGGTCCTCCATTGTGACGTTCTCGACCACGCTGCTCGTGTCGAAGACGCTCGGCACCAGGGCGTCCAAGAGAGGGGTGACGTCCTCGGTGATCGTCGGTTCGTCGAACACCAAGAGGTTGAGCTGGTCCAGCGAGGACGTCACATCCTCCAGCACAGTCACCAGGTCCACAGCCGGACCCACTTCGACCACCAGGTCGGTAAGGAGCGGTACCTCAGCGATAGAGACCGTGTCGAAGATATCGACATTCAACTCACCAAGAGACACGGCTGCGCTTTCAGTAGTCGTCACGTCGTCGTTGACATTGATATCCATACCCATGTAGGGCTCGATATTCTCTAGAACCGCCACCGCGTCGAAGACGACAGGAAGGTCTATCACGATGTCATGGAGCTGAACATTCTCTACGACACCGATGCTATCGAAGACGCTGACGCTCATCAAGACGTCGGTGCTTACTGATTCCGTTGTCGCCACGGCATCAAATACACTAGCGTATAGTTCGTCGAGTGAGACGGTAACCGATTCACTCACCGCTGACGTATCGGCTACAATCCCTATCTCTACCATCAGGTCGACCACACTCACGGACTCGGTAATCGTCACCGTGTCGGATGTAGCCACCTGTAGTTCCCCCAGTAGCACCGTCACGCTTTCGGTTGCCGTCGCCTCGTCGTAGACAGAGAGGTGGATGGAGTCGAGGTATGCTGTGATGTTCTCTGATACAGACGCGAGGTCAACAGCCGGACCCAACTCGACGACCAGGTCGTTCAGGCCAGGCACGTCTACAACGCCCACCGCGTCGAAGGTGCCGATGTTCAGCACATCGACGGAGACCACGACGTTCTCCGTCACCGTCGCTGTATCGAACACGCCGAGAGCCCCTTCCACGGTGAGCACGGTGTTCTCGACCACCACCACGGTATCGAACACCACCGGGAGGTCCACGACGATATCGAGGAGCTGGACGTTCTCTTCGACGCTTGCAATATCGAAGACGACGACATCCACAAGGACGTCGGCGCTCACGGTTTCCGTGATCGTCAGCTCCTCGCTTTCTTCTATATATAGGGCGTCGAGGGAAGTGGTCGCGGACTCCGTAACCCCCACGGTCTCGGCGACCACCCCGACCTCGACTACGATATCGACAACGCTGACGGACTCGGTGATGGTCACCGTGTCGGAGACGTTGGCGTTCAGCGCGTCGATGGACAGCGTCACGTCTTCCAGGACGCCCGGCTCGTCGAACACGACCGGCACGCCCACCACCAGGTCGAGCAGCTCGACGTATTCGGTCACCGCTGCCGTGTCGTTCACGTCCAGGTTCAGGACATCGAGCACAGCCGTCAGGTCCTCAGTGACCGCGACCGCGCCGAACACCAGCGGCATCTCGACCGTGATGTCTACAACCTCCACATCCTCCGTGATGCTGACCGTGTCGCTCACGTCGACGCCGATAGAGAGGTCAAGGGCTACCGGGGTAGCGTCGTAGGCCTCTGTGGGTGGCGTGAAAGCTGCGGTCCACCTAGCAACCCCTTTAGAGATTCTGAGTTCGTCAACCCATCCGTCAAGGTAACTCACCGACGTCGCGCCGAATTCAAAACGACCCATGTAAATTCCAAAAGATTCGGCGCGGTTGTAGACTATTCCGGTCGCATCTTGTGTCGTACCCACCTGCGTTCCGTCGACCCAGAACTGGACGTCATCCCCGCTGCGAGTAACCGCTACGTGATACCACGTTGCGGTCGATGGGCTAGGTGTCCACGATACGCTCAGTGATTGCTGAGAGCCGCCGTCATAATGATCGAGTACTAGATTACCAGCGGTGCGGTCGTATAATAGACTCCATCCTGATTCCCTCGGGCCACTTCCTCTTACACCTCTACCTTCGCCTACCAGTCTATACTGAGTGGACGAAAACGAATTAAATCTAACGCAACATTCTAGCGTAAAATCATCTGTGCCGAGGTCCCAGTCAGCGTCGTCAGGACTCGTCAAGTAATCTCCGTTACCGTCAAGTATCAAACTCGACGGCCCAAACTTCTTTTGGGCCGTGTCGAGTTGTGCGTCCCCGTCGAAGGTTAGCGCGTGACCGCTCGGGCTGCTATCGTACGAGCTTGTCGCTCCATCTGTCCCGTCGAAGTGCAGGAGCAATTTTGTATACGAATCTGAATCCACAACGCCGATTTCCTCGCAGACATCCGTGAACAAGGCGTCCAGGTAAGCCCCCAGGTTCTCCGCTATGGACAGAGTGTCCGCAACGACGCCCACCTCCACCACCAGGTCGACGACGGACACGCTCTCCGTTATCAGGAAGTCCTCGAACACGCTGGTGTTCATCTCGTCGAGGTACGCTTCCACCGCCGACTCTGTGATGGTCAGGTTTTCAGCCAGCTCGATGTTAAGGACATCGAGGTCCACGGTCACGTCTTCCAGGATATTCAGGACGTCGCTGGCGTCGACGCCGACGCCTATAGAGGCGTCGGCTCCCTCCCGCGTCTCGTGAGTCTGGAACACAAAGAACGTGCTCGGGCTGTTCTGATTCGCGTACTCAGTCGCAACCCAATTTGCAGAATGACCCGTCCCTTTAATTACTCTTACTTCATCAATAATGCCGTCCCAGAAGTTTGTGGTCCCGACTCCTTGACCACCTATTTTCAAGTCAGTAGTACCGGCAGGAAACGCCGAGCTATCATCCTCTGTAGCGGTCTGAGCATCGTCTTGATACAATGTGAACGTGTCGCCGACTCTCGTGAGAGTAATCAACTGCCACGTACCTACTGGAGATTCATCACCAACCAAGTCAACCGAAGGAGTACCGCACCAGAATCTAACCGCCAGTGAAGTAGCGGAAACGCTCTCACCCATGAACTCAAAGCTGCCGGTGCTCGAACGATACATGACGAAATTGTTATTTGCGCCTTGTTGCGATTCCTTCTTGATCCACATTGAAAGCGTTATATCTTCACTTCCAAAGTCCCACTCGGGCGAGTCGGGGGCGGTCAAATAATCATTATCACCGGACTCAAAGTCCTGGCCGTCTGCGATTTTCCCAGCAATGTCAACCGAGCCGGTATTTGTTAGCGTATGCCCGTTACCTGACGAATCAAGAAGGCTATTATTCAAATGCCATACCGCTGAGAAATCAGACCAGACCCCACTCGCGTTTTGCTGGTCGGTCGCATCCGGATTCCCGCAATACATCCAGACATATCCGTCCGACGCGCTCGTTGCGCTCGTTAGTTTCACCCAGGCCCACAACTCCCCGGTGGAGTTGTCGTAGTCCTCAATCTCATGGTCCAGCTTGTTGCCATTCAAGTCGGTGAACAGGATGTCGTACCCGTCAGACCTTGCCTTGTCCCGGAGGTAGTTGCTCGTGATGTGCACCAGGGCCGGGAAATCGGCGTGCGTTCCCGTTATCTGCTCTTTCGGTATCTTGTACTTCTCTCGGTCGGACCATCCAACACCGTGCCAACCGTCGGGCATTGCGTAGACTTCGTCGAACACCAGGATATTCAGGTCAGCCATGAATATCTCGCGTGATCTTTAGTGGAAAAAAAAGAGGGAGGTAGAGAACCGTAACTCTCCGACCTCCCCGAACAGGAGCGTCCCTGACGACGCTTGTCTTCTTCTTCATGCGGTCCCCCTCAGAATCAGCAAGGACCGCTCGGCTCGTTTCCTTTCACCAGGGCTTCCTACCGGCATCCTATAGAGTACCGGCGTCGCCTTTCCGCTGGTAGAACTAAACGGTTACGGTAGAACTTTACCACCACTTTCCCTGTCTGTCAAGGGGAGGGTCAGATTATTTCCCTTCTATGTTGCTCTAACCACAATGATAACGGGACGTTTGGAAATCTTGGATAAATTCCAAGCGGCATCAACGACTTCCGATTTGTTCGCTTCATCTATCAGATGCACAGTCCCGCCAATCCCTTTCAAGTTACGCTCCAACTTTCCGAATGCTTCATTGGCTTTGACTTTCTCCGCGACGTTTATCCCCAGGTCGGGAACTTTCTCTTCCGTGCTCACTGGTATATCCTCCTACGGGAACATCTGACCGTGCTCATTTATATGTCGGCAAAAAATTGACGTGTCCAAAAGGAAGGGCCACTTCTTCTTCTGGAACTTCGGCCACCCGGCCCTCGCCAAGACTTTCTCCTTTATGATCCTGTCATTCCACCACAGATCCTCCGTCCCTACTTTCGTATTGTAGCGGCCTTGCTCAGGATCATACCATGCTTTCCTCGGGGTCTCGAACACTCGACGGACCACGACCGGCCCGGCGATTGTCTGCAGCGTGTAGACCTCCGACTCGTCGTACATCAGCTTGATTATCGAGCCGTGAATGAGACAGCACCCTAGCGGGATTCCATCGACCCACACCTTGTCCCCCTGTTCCCAGTCCATATAGCATGAGCTACCGCGCCCTCGGAACAACAGAGGCTCCGGGTGCGTTCCCTTGCAGTAGTAGAGACCGCTCACTATCGGGATATCTCCCTTGAGCATGTAGTCGTTAATCTTCAAGAACGTATCGGGGGGAAGGATAACGTCATGGTCGATAAAAAACAGCCACTCGAATTCCTGGTCGATGAAGTATTGGACGCACACGTTCCGCGCATCGGCAACAGCCCATCCCATCGGACTATACTGGTCCATGAACTGAAAGATATCGCCCTGACTCCAGTTGCAGGGAATCACCTGTCCGAATCGAGCCATCATCCACTCGACGCGGACGAGCCCGGTCGTCGGCACGGCCATACATATACGTTTCTGCCACCCTTCCCACTCCGACGACTTCGGGACCCCCATATCCGGGATGTGCAGCGTCTTCGAGGACTTCTTAGTTTGTTTCTTCGACACGCGGCACCTCCTTCATCTTTTCCAGAATCACTTCCATGTTGCCGCCGAAGTTGTGAACATTTTTGACAGTCTTCCACGGCCTCGGCTTGTAGACGTTGAACAGCTCTCTATTGGGCTGCGCCGTTGGATCGAAGTAAGCGATTGACGCCTCGTTCAGAGCGCAGCAATGGGAAGGGTCCTGCACATATCCGAAGCTGTTCCCATACGGAAAGCCGAGCCATAGCTGTCCGCCGACTTTCATGAGCCTCCACCACTCATTCATCACGCCCATGATCTTCTTCGGGCAGATATGCTCTATCAGGTGACTCGCCAGGATGGTGTGACAGCACTCGTCCGGCAGCGGGTAGGGTACGGTCTCGACGTCGTGAACGATGTCAACCCCATCGAGCGCCCTGATATCGAGGCCGACGAAATTTTCTTGTTTGTTTTCGCCACACCCCACGTCCAGCTTGATACCCTGATTGTGTTTTTTCAACAGGGCCAAGATATTTCTCGGCAGCTTGACCACCTTCTTTCTCATGATCTCCTTTCTTTCTTGGCGCTCATTTCTTTCTCGCCGTAGTCGATTATTCTCCTCAACAGCTCGGATACGGATATCCCCTTCTTGTTCGCAGTGCTGCGTAGGAATTTGACATTGTTTTCTGTAATGCTAATCATTCTTCTGACCATCTTTTCAGCGGTCTTTTTTAGCGTATATACAAATGACGATCTTTTTCGTTTGTGTTTTGTCATATCAATTTCACTTGCCTTGACTTCGTGTGTATCTATTCCCGCCAATGTTGGAAAGTTCAGGTTAGCAAACGCACCTCGCAACTCAATCGCCTTCATGTCTCGTGCTACAGCAGCTTCCTCTGGAGTATCAAATGCACCCAAACGGTGAATCTTGCCACAATGCACAATTTTTGCACGATATCTATTGTTACACAGAAGCACACCAATATAACCGCTTTGGGAAGCTTTGTGTGCATGTAAATTGCGGTGATTTTCCAAAGATGTACACACCCTGAGATTTATTTTCCGGTTATCTGTTGGGTCTCCATTGATGTGGTCTACCATCGCTGCAGGAAATCCTAATATCTGTTGTTGCATGAAAATTCTTACCGATCCTTTCCCGTCTTTTTTAAGTCTTCTTCGCCCTGCTCTGCCACAACCGGCATTTCCGTCAGAACAATAGTACCAATTATGCTTCAAAAGTTCTGGTGCCTCCGCAATATCAACAAGAGCATATTTCCCTTGCGTTAGCGGAATCTTAGTATATTTGATATCGTTCTGCATTTCACCCATTAAAAAGACCCGCCGATCATCGGGAAGATGAACGCCAATAGGCGTGTTATCGGCGGGCTTTCAAACATGTTATAAGGCATTCATCCTCCCAGTTCACAACAATACTATACCAAGAATATACGTGCGTCAAGTCTTGAGGAAGGAGATGTGCTATTTTTTGCGCTTGGCCAGGAACAGCCGGGCAGCTTCCTTGTGCCCTCTGAGGGGAACTCCCAGTTCTTCGAGATACCGCTTGACCTTGTTCTTGTGCCAGCCAAGCTCCTCCGCAATATGCCGGAACGATCTCCTCTCTTTGGTGTATTCCTTCTTTATCCAGACAGCGTCGCAATCATCGTACAAGTGCTTTCTCGGCTTCTTCGCCCGTGCGCCCTTCTTTCTTGCTTCAAGGGCTGCGGCGGTCATGGTGTATCTTCTTCTTTCGACATCTATCTTCTTTAGAGCGTAGAGGACAAGAGTGTGGTCGCATCCCAGCTCGGCTGCTATGTCAGTGACGCTTCTCTTCTTCCTGCCATACTCAGTCTTGAGCCAAGCCTTCTCATATAGCCGTGGATATTTTATCGCGCCATGTCTCCTGTTCAGATGTTCCTGACTTGACGCAAACAGTTCAAGATTCTCAAGTAAATTGTTCTCCTTGTTTTCGTCACGATGATGGACGACCTCTTTCTTTGTCAGAAGCCTTCCAATTTCCTTCTCCATCACTAGACGATGGTGCATTACCTTTCGCCCTGGGTGTGGATATCCGGACGGCTTGGTCACCATGATATAGCCGTCCTGCATGAGCTTGTAGCCCGTCAATGAATCGAGGTCGAGTTTCTTGATACCAAACATGCCGTCCTCCCTTCTTTTCTTGTGGGTATTATATCTAATCGTGAAGGGTGAAGCAATAGAAAAAGGGAAGGCTGTTCTCGGCCTTCCCTTTTCAGTCTCATCTTCTCCGGTTCAACTGAACCTGAGCTGATACGTGGCGTTCCATAACTTGTTACTCTCGCTTAACGTACGTTACGCAGCGAGGGCGACATCATCTCTGTGTCGCTCTGCATGTCGCCATGCAGTTCGGACTGTCCCTTCAACTCCCATCGAGAGTGTCCCCCGTCCAGTCTCTACACCTTCCTCTGCATCCGCAAAGGCTTGGCTCGGGATTGTCTCCTCTCGGAGGTGTTCCCCGAATTTGAGGGATTTGCTTCTCACCGTCACCGGTGAGTGACGCAAACACTTTACGTTTTGGTTAGCAAGATTGTTACTCCCACCACGAGTGGTGAGGACGATGTCGTTTCCGCATCGTTCTACGAGTCGCCCCGCAGTTCGGACTGTCCCTTCAACTCCCTTACGGAGTGTCCTCCATCCAGTCTCTACGCCTTCCCTGATTACTCTCAGGGCTTGGTTCGGGATTGTCTCCTTGACAGCAAGGAGGTGTTCCCCGACTTTGAAGGATACTTTGAGCAATGTCACCATTGCCCGGCGCCATAACCATAACGCCCACTGACTTGTGGCATACGTCGTTCCGCACAGAATCGTCCCGCCCGCGCTGGTGTTAGCCAGTGCCACGTTCTGAATCGTGCATGTTCCGCCCATGTCCGAACCGGCGAACTGGGCCGTGCACTGCAGCGTCTTCGAGGACACCGCTGTATTCGTGCTCGTCACACGTGCGCCCGTCTCTCCTTCGAGGGACGTGCCCGCTGCTCCCGGAGCCGTTCCGGTTCCGATAGCCATGTGACTCACCTGTTTGCTACCGGCGACTGCCCCGAGGGAGCCGACGATGTAATCCTGGAAGCCGAGGTTCACCACGGTGTTCTCCCTCCAGCCAGAATCACCGACGATCTTCCCGGACTTCTCGTCTACCATCTGTAGACGCAAGAAACCTTTGACCTTCAACATGTCACTATTCACTTTCTATCACCCCCTTCGGTGTTCATGAGTAGCTCTGTCTCCTTGACCTTCCGTCTGTTCTCGTACCGGACCAGGGTCCGTTCGAGAAAGGCCGAGCTGTACTTGAACCGGAGACGCTTCTCCGCTTCGCTTTCCAGCTCTTCATGTACCCGAGCTATACAGCCCTTCTTCGTCCCCCCTCCTACGTGGAGGACATCAGTCGTGTAGCAGTACCCGGTCTTCCACCAGTCCGACCACTCCAGCCTGGTGAAGAACTCGCGGTCCTCCCCCAGGTAGAACTTCGGGTCGAACGACCCGAGGTCAGCCAAGCATTTCCGGCGGACCATGCAGAAGGAAAGACTTCCGAAGGTGGCCACTCCCGACTCGTCATGTACCCTCGCCTCTATGAGGCCGATGTGGTCGTCTATGACATAATTCCACATCTTGTCGACCCATTCCGGGTCCTGTACTTCGACGTCGCTGTCGATCATGGCCACCCACTCAGCCCGTCCTACCGCCAGGCCGCGCCGTCGTCCTTCGCCGACGCCGACGTTCTTCTGGCATGTGACCAGGTGCCCTACTACCTCACTGTCAAAGAGCCATTCCTTCGAGCCGTCCTTCGACTTCTGGTCGACGACGACAAGAGTATAGTGTCCCGCCGTTGTCTCCTGCACTGACCGGATACATCTCTCGACATACCCGGCGTTGTTGCAGTTCAAGATTAGGACGTCAATCGCGTCCGCTATTTTCGCCACTCTTCCGGCATCCATTCCAGGCCCTACGGCCCGATTATTCCAGGGAGACTATGCTACCTGGAGGCTGTGTTTGATCGCGTCGATCTCTACGGTCGCGTCGGCTTCTTCCAGCTTGAAGTCGATACGCATGGTTATCGTCACTTCGACGATTCTTTTCCTGGGGACTCGCTCCATTTCCAGCATCACATCTCTGTGAACGCCATAGATGAAGTTCTTCGGGTTAATCAGCAAACCCTTCGAGCCGTAGACCGTCGGCGTACCGGCATCCACGTCTTCCGTCAGTATTGCCGGGACCTTCACAACGTCTATGCCCTGGTACGTGGGCGTCTGTGCTTCGAGCAGGTAGCGGGTGAACGCTTCGGACACGCCCACGTCGGCCAGCTCAGAAATGTAGTCCAGTCTCGCCAGGTGGGAGACGTAGAATCGGAAGTTGTTTTCGTCGTCGATGTACTTCCCCGGCATCGACTGGTACGCGGTCTTGAGCACGTCCGGGCTCAGAGTCGCTTCGAGTGCATCGTAGACATTGCCCCCGGCGGTCGTCTGCTTGAACATTCCGTCCAAGACATCCAGGACGGTCCCACCTGTTCCGGCACTGTCTCCGTAGAGACTGAGCCAGTCCATGTCGAACGCGGCCTTCGCCTGGGTCAAGTTCATGATCGTATCCATGATACGACCGCCTTCGATTGAGTCCTCCAGGGCATCGTATCCGATGTCCGTGGCGATTATGACCTCCTCGGCGGACAGGACGACTTTACTCGTCACCGGCTCCGTTATGGTCGTGTGCTCCGTACCCTGGGCCACCGGCTTCTGCAGCACTCGGGCCGAGTAGGTTATCTTGTCTATCTGTCGCTTGTTCGCGGTCATTGCCTCACGGCGATACTCCGCTATCAGGACAGACTTGTCGATGATTCCGCGCACGAATGAGCCAGCTTGTTCGGGGTTCAGGAGTCCCCCGTTCGCCAGGTCGCTCGTATCAAACGCTTTCTCAAGAACTTCGTCTATCGTCTTCATTATGTTTCTGTCACCTCCCCTCAGTTTGCGATAGCACTTCCAGCACAACAGTATCCCGGATGGACTACTTCCCCTTCAAGGCATCCTTGAACGGGTCGGCCCCTCCGCTGGTCTTGTCTTTCTCTTCGACGTCCAGTGACGTCTTGATCGAGAACTTCTCTTCCAACACCTTGAGCGTTTTCTCGAACCTCTTCCCGAGGGTCTCTATGTCCTGGAGCCGCTTCTCAGCGGCGTCCTTCTTTTCCGTTTCCTTCTTCTCGGCTTCGACCTTCTCGGCGTCCGCCTTCTTCTCGGCCTCGGTCTTCTCCTCGGCTTCTTTCTTTTCCGCCTCGATCTTCTCGTCGGCTTTCTTCTTCTCGGCTTCGGCTTCCTCGGCTTTCGCCTTCTCCGCCGCTGCCTTCTCTTCGTCGGTCAGCATGAACCCCGCGCTTTTCAGCTCGGCGACCATTGCCTCGACAGTTTCACCGATTCCCTTGAGGGCCTCGATGGGCTCTGAAAGTTCTGACTTCAAAGCCTCGAACTCTTCTCTCAGTTTCTCCAGCTCGTCCACTTGTGAACTCACCCCCTTTTCAGTTGAATCCCCCGCCTCGGCGACTATGGCCTGTAACGCGGCCTCGATTTTCTCCGCGCTTATTTCCCGGCCCTCCTTCTCGACCTCAGTGAGAGGTTCGAGCTGCTTATCGAACACAGCGTCCATCATCTGGAACGCGAAGTCCTTGCAATCGTCGATGATCTCGTTAATGGCACCGTCCGGTTCCTCGATTTCGGCGCTCATGAGCACGGTCTCGGTGACCGCGTACCTCATAGCGTCGAACATCCTCTCAATTGCCACGCCTCTCAGGTGACGCTTGAACCAATCCACCATGACTTCCTTCGGTGTCTTGTCCGCCGCCTTGATCTTCTTGGCCATTTTCAGCAGCGTGTTTTTTGCCACGCTCTTGAGTTCCTCGAACAGCTCGGTGATCTCCGCCTTCTTCTCGGCGAGACTCAGCTTGTCGTCGTAGGCCGTCCACCAGAATCCCTCCTGGAGTGTCTCGACCGCCGCCTCGGACATCTTGATTATCAGTTGGGCGTTGAAGTGCACTATGGCCATAGACTTGATAATCACTTCCGGGAAGTCCATGTCCAGCTTCTTGTAGTATTTCTTCGCGTGGTTCAGGACGCGCTTCTTGTCCTCGGTCGGTATCTTGGCCGACCGGATTCTCTGCACCACTGCGAAGATTGCCCTGGGGACGGCCTTGAGCGTCCCGCCGACGATGTCCGCGTACGGCAGCTTGTACCCGCCGAACTCTTTCGCGTTCTTCGAGTCGTACCACATGAATCCCTTGCGGTACTTCGCCCAGTCGATGTCGTCCTTCTTAGGACCACCGGCCCACTTCGCCAGCCTCTTCTTCGCTGCACTTGCGTCCCACGCTCTTCCCTTCGCAGCAAGAGGAAGGCCCTGGTACGACGTCGCACCCTTGACCTCGACGACCTTCTCGTCGCGTCTCTTATATAGAAGTATCTGAGCGTCGGGGACGGCGGGGCGGTCTACGATTGCTATTCGATCCACACGAGTAGCTCTCAAATTATACAACGCTTCCGGTGACATGCCCCCTCCTAGATTATTTAATCGGCTCTCGGACTCCTGCGATTCGTACGGAGAATCCCTTGTACTCTCCGCTCAGGACCTTGTTCCACACATCCTTGTCGTGGATTTTCACGGCCCCGAACCACGTGCCCTTCTTCAACTTCGTGTCGAAGAACTTGATGTCGTCGCGCCACGCGACTGCCGATTCGACGATGTCTGCACGGATGATATCCTTGTGCATCTCGTCTATAACCCGATAGTCCACGATGAAACCGTGAGCTACCTTTTCTACGTCCTCGGTGGAGATAACGTCACCGTGATGGTCCGCCTCCTCCGGGACAAGGAACACGCCGTAGAGGAGCTGCTTCATCTTGTCGACTTTGACAATCTGTTGCTCACCCTCTCCGGACATGACTGATATGTCGACGATGGTCTCTTCGAGAGACTTGCCTACCATTTGCGTCCCGCACTTCGGGCACTTCTTGTTCGAGCAGGGAATTCCCTTCTCGTGAGCAATCTCGACACCACATTCAGGACATACACACTTCGAGGCACCCCCGTCACCTTGACGCGACCCTCCCTGTCCTTGTCCTTGTCCTCGTGCTTTTGAGTCTTCGTCTTCGTGGTAGGATTTATTGACCGTGTCTTCGGGATTGTCTGCAGGAACGAGGCCAGCCTCTACTTGTTCGCCTACCTGGGTGTTATCCACTGAGCCTTCTCCGTAGTCCTCGGGTTCCTTTCCTGAAAGTATACCGGCGTCTTCTTCTGTGTCAACTCCTGATTCAGTATTTTCTTCCGTATTTTCGGGCTCCTCTACGTCGATCACTTCCTTCGGCTCTGCATCTTCTTCCTCTTTCTTGACTTCCTCCTCGCCGTTCTCCAGGGCGAACGCCTTCCCCTGGGGCCAGAACGCCCTGGGTCCTTCCTCGAATACGGCGATAATCTTCGTGAAGCCGTCCTCCGCTTTCCCGACCTCGGTGAGGGAGAGAATCTTCGGGTGGCGCTCCTCGACCCAGTTCTTCGCCGTCTCTTCCGTCCAGCCCTTCGACGTCATGAAGGAATACGTGACGATCTTTCTGTCGTCCAGACAGTACAGCGCCTTGATTCCCTCCTCCTCGCATACCATGATCGTCCGGACCTGGTGCCCGTGGTGTCCCCCGTTCTCTTCGGGGACGAGTACTCCTATCTCTTCGCTCATTACAGGCTCCCCTTTCCGAGAGTGTCCTCGACTATCTTCTTGTCGTGGTCATGCTCTTCCGACTTCGTGACATGTATGTTCAGAACGCCGTCCTTCCGCTGAATAACGTGGAAGGTGTCCCCGCTGTTCGCCTCTTGCGCCAGGAAGCGGAGGACATCTCCGCTGAACTTCACCGCGCCGACCGTGATGATGTCCGTCGCGTTGTCATATTTGAAGACGAACATCTCGTCCAGCTTCTTCTGCAGTGCGCCCCTCTTCTTGTCGAGCACCGCCTTCACGATGTCAAGCACCACGATCACCGCCAGCACCACCATCCACACCGCCGTCCATATCTCCATGTTTAATACCTCTCGGCCTCCGCCAGGTCTTCCTTGATTCGGTCCTTGATAAACTGCCGGACCTTTGTCGCCTCCGCCTCCGTGATCTCCACGGCACCGTCGGACTCCCCGGTAATATACCGCGACAGCTCCGGGTCCGCCACCCACTTGTCCGAGTCGTCGATGTGCTCGAACGATATCTCGTCCTCGGTCTCGGTCATACGGAACAGGCCGCTCGGCAAGTTCACTCCGATTCCCACGATCTTGAAGTACTTCACGCTCATATTCCCAGTGCTCCCTCGGGGACCCGGACGTCTTCCTCCCAGGTTTTCCGGAGTGTCTCGATATATCCCTTCCTCTTCTTGTCGCTCCTCGTCTCCTGCAGCTTCTTATATACCGGGTGAGAGACTCGTTCCTTGACGTCCAGGCTCTTCGCCGTGTGGAACTGCAGCTCGAACTTCTTGCCGGTCGGGTCGGTGACGACGGTGTTCACTCCCTTGTACACTCCCTGTCCGGCCTTCTTCGGGTTCCAGTAGTTCTTCACCTCGTCGACCTTGTAGCCCTTCTTCTTGAGCGTCCCCAGGGTGTTCTTCACCCCCGCCGTGTAGTTCTTCTCCGGGAACTGCACCGTGTACCTGAGCGAATCGTTCAGGCGGTTGGTCGTGACGTTGTTCACGTTCATGGCGGGGTTCGCTTTCAGCTCCCGCTTGATCTTCGTCACCATCGAGTCCTTCGTCTTGAACTTGTACTTGAGCCCGACCATCTTCCCTTTGTTCGCTTTCGCCGACGCTTTCATAGCAGCGGTCACCTGTTTCTCGGCAGCTCTCGCCGTGGCCATGACGGTGTCCGCCGTGACCTCTATCTGCAGATTGAGCGGAGCTGACCCGAAGCCGAGAATCTTCGCGCACGGATTCAGGATACCGGACCCCGCCCCCTTCAAGTATATCCTCACCATGCCCGGACCTCGTAGAACTTCGCCCCGATGTCTTCCTTCTTGTCGAACACGTACCCCTTCTCCGTGATGTACTTCTCGAACCGCTCGGCCAGCTCGACTTCCTTCTCCCCGTCTATGATGATACCGAGCTGTGCCAGCACGTAGTCCTCGAACGGTCCCACCATCGTCGCGGGGTAGTCCTCGCTCCTCACCATCTTCAACAGCACGAGGAACGAATCGAACAGCTCGACCTCTTCGGCGAATATGTAGTTAATCATACGGCCAGCCCGTGCATCTTTCTGCACTCGCGGTATTGCCGGGACAGACTGCCGAACTGTTTCTTCGGGACCTTCGCAATCGTCGCCGCCTGTTGGCCGCTGTACTTCCCGAGGAGCTGGTACGCCTTGTTCACCTGTCCGGCGCGGACCATCTTCTGGAGACGGTTCAACTGTGCCAGGGGCATCTTCATCATTTGCATGATACCCACGCCGCCCTCGGACATCGGCTTCGCGTAGAGCTTCTGCATTGCCGCGTCCCGACCCTTCGGCTGACTCACCTGTCCGCCGGTCCAGGGGATGGTACAGTCCTTCGAGTCTCCTTTCTCCCCCTTGCAGTACGTGACCTCCTCTATGACAGGATACTCCGCACACCGACAGTTAATGACCTCCTCCGCCGCTCCGCCTGGGTCCAGGGGATGCAGTAGCCCGTTCGAGAATCGCTCTTTGATTCCGATTTCCACCCCGTCCAGGCCCACGTGAGTCGCCCTGGTCGCCCCGTCTATCAGAGCCCTCCAGCCCTTCTTCGTGACGTCGTTCCGGACATACGTCTCGTGCTGCACCGTCTGACTCGCTATGCCGGTCTCCGTCCGGGCTATCGTCCAGGCTCTCTTCGGGTACGTCTTGGCGAACATGCCCTTGATATCCTTCCGAACCTGGTACGGGGACAATCCCTCTTTCATGTACCCGGTGTAGAGCGTGTTCTGGAACTTCTTGAGCGTAGTCGCGGAGATGTCGCCGGTGATCTTGGTCCCCCGTCTCCGCAGCTCGTCCATGACGCCGGGGTCCTTGAGATGGAAGGCCAGGGAGATACCGAGGTCCTTCAATCCCGCCGCGCCCCCCAGGTTCCCGCCCCTCTCCTCGTAGTGGTGCAGGACGTCCTCCATCTTGTCGTCACCGACGCGCTTGTCCCAGTCCTTGAAGAAGTAGTCGATCACTTCCCGGTCGGCGGTCTCCGACTTCTCGATCTCCTCCTCGCTCTTTTGAAGGACTAGGCGCTTGTCATAGAGTTCGGGGTGTTCCTTGCGGGAGTATGCGGCCAGCTTCTCCCAGGCGTCCTCGTCGCTGAGCATCTTCATCGTACCGGCGAACTGTTCCTCGAAGACTTTCTTCAAGTCCTTCTGGCAGTCACGGACGGCGACCTCGAAGCCGACCGACTTCATGGCCGGTAGCTTCCCCTTCGCCTTCCGTGCGAGTACGCTGCAGGAACAGGGTCTACGCCTCGGGACCGTCCTCGTCGAGGTAGTCCGAGGCGTCCGTGTCGCCAAGTCCCTTTTCGCTACCGAGTTCTCCAGCCTTGAGGCTAGGGTCTGTATCGGAAACTTTTCCAGTGTCACTTTTCTCCACCTTCTCACCTACCGGCACAAAGTTCGACACGACGTAGTATATGTCACCGCCGTCATACGGCTCCTCGCCTCGCGCTCTCAGTATATCGTTCGGAGTCTTCACCCCCATCCCGACGTCGATCTCGTCTATCTCAGACTGCAGCTTCTCGTCAGTGATGTCGATGTCCAGGAACTCAAGTGTGTAGCTGTCGATCTCGAACACGTCCTTGATAATCAGCTCGTTGAATATCCACTGGAATTGATTCTGCCGAGGAGTGACCACGCTCTCCAGGTATATCTGGTCGACGTCTCGCGCCACGCTGCCGCCGAGCTGCCCCTTAATAACGATTCCGGCCCGGTACGGGGGAACGTGGTGGGCCGTGAGGATGTCGTCCTTATTGTCTTGCCGGAACATCCGGAAGGACGCTTCCTTCGTCTCGACACTCAGGCGCTCGAAATGCACCTTGCCGCCGCCCTTGAGCGTGAACACCAGAATCCGGTGGGGGTTCTTCACGAGTTCGGTCTCGAAGTACTTCTGTATCTCTTCCTTGACACCCTTCCCGAGCTTCGCACCCTCGACGACCACCGCGTACGCCGGGACACCGAAGTGAGTGAAGAACTCCATATTGAACTCTTTCTCTTTCTGTTCCCCGAACATGGTGAATACAGCCGGGAGCCACTCGGGGGCTCCGTAGTAGTTCGACTTCCAGGTGTACTGGTAGACCTGTATGAGTTCGTGGGCTTGCTTCTCCGGCGGTGTCGATTCCTTGAACTCGCCGGTCTCCCGGTTCAGTATCCGCTCGTCGCCGAACCGCTTGAAGTACACCTTGTTCATGCCGACCTTCTGAATCCAGCGTTCCTTGTCGGACATGAGGGCGACCGTCGTCGAGTTCACATGGTAGAGGGTGCACTTCTTCTCCTCGGTGATACCGCGCACGACCTCGAAGTATCCGTTCCCGCATCCCTCGTAGTCTATGCCGGTCTTCTTGCACAGCTCGGATACGTCGGAGTTCTCGTTCACTCTCTTGAAGAACTCGTTCAACTGATTGTACTCGGTGTCGGTCGCGTTCTTCCCCTCGACCTCGACCAGCTTCCAGCCAACACCGAATGAGTCTTGTATCTTCGTCCGGATGCACGAGGCATGTGTGACCGATATGTCCATCCACTGCAGCAGCTTCTTCTGGTCGTACGGGGGCTTGATAACCTGCTTGCCCCAGTTCTGCTCCTCGACCTGTTGCGTCTGAGGCATCTCGAACCGCTTAAGGTCCCGGTCAGAGAACAGCCGACCCCTGTCTGTGATGTACAGGGTCTCCAGCAGTCCTTCCTTTTCGTCTCCGCTCTTGTCCTTCTTCGTCGTCTTCTTCTTGGCCATGCTACTCGACCTCCATCACGTTCATGATCTCGTTCTCCAGTAAGTGATTGACCACGCCACAGGTCGCGTCCCATACGTCCTTGCTTCCCGTCGTCGGGTGGTCCACCTTCTTCCCCTTTATCAGTTCCAGGCCACCCATCTCTTTTTCGAGGACGTCGTTCGGATATGTCCTCACGCGGCCCTGGTATATCTGCTCCTTGTAATTCTCGCAAGCCTCAAGTGATTCTACACTCTGACGGTCGGCTATGAAATCTTTCTTCCTCAACTCCTGGAGACTACTCGCGGACTGGAACTGGTCGTACGTCACTATCTCTATATCGAAGCCCCTCTTCCGCAGCTCCACGACCGTGTCCCGGATGTCCGCCAAGTCGATCTCCCCGTCCTCCGGCGCTTCGATGTGGTGCGCCAGGTCGATGATAATGGTCTGACTCTCGGCGTGTCCCATGCCTATCCCGGCCCGGTCCCTCTTGAGGCCCAGGTCGATGTGGATATAGTAGGACTCGTCCGGGTCGCCGACAAACCAATCGAAGAAGCGACCGTCCTCGTCCACCGGGTCCCGCATCCTGTCGACGAAGATGTCCTGCACCAGCTTCCACCGCTTGAGGTATCTCTCCAGCGCCAGGCTCGGACGGGCTCCATAATCTCGCCAGGACTTCTCCGGGTTCTTCTCGAAGTCCTTCTTGTACTTGTTCGGTATCTTGTGGTCTTTCTCCCCGTCGTTCAGGGTGAAGTAGTCGCCGCGCTCGATATCCTCGATGTCCTCGACCCTGACCTCCCATATCGCCCGGCGCTTGCAGAAGATGCTGTCGTCTGTCTCCGCTCCCTTCGCTTGCTTCTCGATGAAGTCGTCGACGTACCTGGGCTGCGATATCATGACGAGCAGTCCGTGGAAGTCGAACCGCGTCTTGATACGCCGGTCCAGGGTGTAGAACATATCGGACGCGACGTCGTGTTCTTTCGTGACAGTGTAGTACGCGGCCTCGTCCATCACCGCCGCTATGAGGTTATATCCTAGCGGGAAGTTCGAGCCAGAGTGTCCGGGTATCATGCAGATATGATTCTCGAATCGCAGCTCGGACTTAATGTTCGGGTCAGGCTTGTGGTCCTGAAACCACGGACTGTTGTTAATCCTCGACTGGGTTCCACCGAAGACGACCTTCTTCGCCTGTATCGCGTTCACGCTCATGTTGAGTATTGCTATCAGGTCGTTCTCGTCTATATGGAAGGACTCGTGCGGGTTCTCCATACATAGGAGATGGTGGATATAGTACGCGAGGATGATCGAGGTCTTGTACGAGTTATGGGTGACCGTGAAGTCTCCGAGTAGATATAGGTGTCCCCTATCGACGTTGAATCCGTAGTACTTCCCTCTCCCCATCTCCGTGACCGAGAACCCGGTAACGAGGACGCTCTTCTTCTGTAATCTTGGTTTCGTTTTCTTCCTGGGTATGCGGACAGGAATTTCGCTGACACAACCGGAGATGCTGACCCTGTAACTTCTGAATCTCTTCCCATTGCACGTTGTCGTCCTCTCCTTCACGTAGGCCGCGAATCCAAGGGACCGAGCAATGAAGGCAGTGTCTTCACATAGCCGTTTATTCTTGTTCGAGAACTCATAACACCCGCCAGAAAGATGTCCGTCGGTGTCAATGAGTCCAGCCAGAACATCTAGCCTCACGTTCCGAGAGTTAGTTCGATAAATCTTAGGAACGTGTTTGTTCTTGATTAGATTGTATGCTTTCAGGGCATCGAGCAGTACGTTCGACTGCCCCCTCACTCCGCTACTTAATATGTATGTCGGGCACGTCTTGTCCTTGTTATGATCGACGTTTATGCTCAGGTCGTATTGCTCGGCAATGTCGTAGAGATATTCCTTCATCTCAGGGTCCTTTGTCGTTACCCCCATGTGGTGGGAACTTCCGTCGCCTAGCCACACACCGAGCAGATACGGCTCCATCGTCACGCTCCCTTCGTTAGGAAAGCGGACGCCTGTCCTCCAGAGCTTGTGATTGTTCTTGAAGTTCTTGCTCTTTGATAGATAGTCTTTGACCGATATATCTACAATCCCTCCAGCCTGTCCGTCTTGCTTACCGCCGTTCGGTCTGCCGGTATTGATGATCCCCTTGTTCGTCCTCTTCAAACTCAGAATATGGTCACCGTTCACGACAAACGGTTCTCCCTTGATGGGAACTATCTCATACATGTCGTCATATCCACGAGAGAGAGACTGCACCCTCCTTGGTTCGCTGTCTGGACCCATCACCATGTCACCGACTTGAACATCTTCGACCATTTTGATTTCGCCGTCGTACATCAGAATGGGAGTCCCCTTACCGTGACACTTCCCGCTGCCGACCGCTTCGTCGAACACCGCCTTCTCGTATGGACAGTACGCGAAGGCCGACGGGTCACTGAACAGGTCCTTGAGGTCCTGCAGCACGGCGGGTCGGATGCTCTTGGACATGTTCAGGTAATAGTCGGACAGCACGAACTCCTCGATGATAGCCGGTGCTTCCTTATACCTGAATCCATTCTCGTCAGCTCGGCACATCGACGCGAAGATGTCCTCGACGTTGTCTCGCTCGTCTGTCTCAGGTAATGACGGCGACAGCACTGTCTGAGACGGTGACGTCTTCGACGCTTCCCTCAGCTTCAAGTTCAACGACTGCATCCTGTATTCCCTGCTCCTGCTTCTTCTTCGCGTCGTACCATTCCAGGTATTGCCTCTTCTGTTCGGGCTCCAGGTCGTCCACCAGCTCCCGGACTATCTGTTGAGTCGTTCGCTCTGGCGCTTGTATCCCCGGCTGTCCTCCCTGCAGTATCCCGATGTATTGCTGGACAGCGGCCAGCGTCTTGAGCATGTCCATCCAGCGGTCCATCTCCTGCCCGGCTGGTCTCATGAAGGCCGGGAGCACTGCACTCGGTGCCATTTTCGTCTCGTAGTCCAGGGCACGAGCGACCCGCTGCTTCTGTATCTCGATAGCGTCGTATATGTCCTGCAGCACATCGACCGTCGGGTTCAGGCCCTTGAGGAACACGTCCTTGATCTTTTTCTCCAGCATGAGCTTCGATGGTATGATCTTCTTCAACTTGCGGAAGGTCTCGTGGCATATGTCCTCGTTGAACTGTTGCTTCGCGTAGGCCGTACATTTCCTTAGAGCCCACCCTTCCCTGAGACACTCTACATAGAATCCAGCGTGAGGACTCTGTCGTATCTTTTCCGGGCATAGCCTGAGAATAGATGACAGGCCCTCTAGTTCTTCCAGGTTCGACGGCTGTCCGTCTTCGTTCTCGTCCATGCTGTCCCTTCTCCGTCGCCCTACGTGGTCGACATAATGAAACGAGTCGCGGACTACTGCAGCAGCCTCGCAACCCTTGCGTCCTTCTCCACTTTCAGATTGTAGAGCCCTATCACTTCCCGCCCCTCGGCTTCCTCAGTTCTACGAGAAGGCTCAGGACATCCCCAACTACTGAAATAGTATACGGCGCTGACAAGGGTTGTCAACTTCTCGGACCTTGTCAACTCGTTCCTAGACACTGCGGAGCCGTCGTGTCAATAGCTGAATCCGCCCACACACCCAGGCCGTCCACTTCCATCGGTGACGGTGCCTCCTGTTGGTCTCCGTGTCGTTGCAGCAAGTCCAGCGGAGGCGTAGCTTACGCTTCTTCTTCGGGAGCCCCACAGCCTCGTCGTAGAGCCTCAGTATCTCGTTCCGCCGGGCTTCGTCCACGATCACTCCCACCGTAGGTGTGAGAACAGCCACACTAGGATGTCGACCAGCTTCCATATGGCTAAGGGTATCGCAGCAATGCCAACCCACAGGAGGGTGCCTATCCCCCGGAACATGTCCCCGCTGACCATGTCAGACGTTCTTCATCGTGTGCAGCTCGATATCGACCAGCTCGTTGTCCGGTCCCTCGGTCACGGATACGAACGTGAGGGGGATAGACTGGTCCGCCACGCCGCCGTTGCAGACTTTCAGCTTCGCGTCGCCGGGGAGTCCCTTGATAACACAGGTCGAGTCTACTCGGTTCCCCGTCCTGAAAAGCTGCTCTATCAGCTCCACGTCGACCTCGACCCTAATCCTTCTCACTGCTTTCCTCCTCCGGTTCGACCGGCATCTTGAGTCCCGCACGTTCCGCCGCCTTCTCCAGGCGGTCCTGAACGCGCATAATAATCTCGTTCATGGCCATTGGCATCCGCCCGGCCTCCAGGCATTGCATCAAGAACATGAAGTCCCGCTCGTCGAGTGTCGTCCACTTGTCAGCGACCTTGAGGTCGTTTGTCATGGACTCGCGCATACTCTGCAGCCGACGCTGCTCACGGATAGTCAGGCCACCCGTCACCGTCTCGTACCCCTTCACCGCTTGGATGCACATGTCCCGGAACAACATCCTCGGGGTGACGCCGTCAGGTGTGTCGACCAAGCCGTCCAGGTCGATGTCCCAGTCGATGGATACTGTCTTACCCATTCGTACTCCTCCTCGGCAGTGCTTTCATGACCTCGACCAGCCGGTCCTTGATCTCCGGCATATCGAAGCCGTAATTACTCAGCTTGTCGACGGCCAGGATACAGTTCGATCTCCCGGCCTTTAGCTGCTTCTGAACCTCCTCGACTTCCCCGACCTTGTACTCCAGCGTCGGGTCCACCAGGGCCTTGTACATCTCCATGACCTCTATCGCCTCGACCGCGCCACGGTTCACGACGTTCCAGGTGCCGACGTGTCCGTGCTCGGCCAGGAACTCGATGCTCCGCGCCAGGTCGTCGAGCATGGTCATGGAGTTCTTCATACTGTACAGCGTCTTCCCCTCACTCGCGTACTTGAGCAGCTTCCCGATATAGCTCCGGGCGTGGAGTCCGGGGTCTATCGGCATCCGTATCCGGAGGACACAGCACTGATAGAAGTGGGCCAGGATATACTGGGACCATATCTTCGTCCGGGAGTAGTAGCTGTCGAAGAAGTCGGGCTCGTCCGTTTCTCGATACGTCACGTCGTAGCCGCTGTACACGCATCCGCTGCCGATGTGAAACCACTGACGCTTCATCTCCTCGAACGCTGTACCGAGGACCAGGGGGAGCGTGACATTTCCCTCGAACGTCTCCTGCTTGTGGTCCTCGCACCAGTCGACGTTCGGACGCCCGGTGCGTCCCGCGCAGTTAATCACGCAATGACTCGGGAAGTGCTCCTGCATCTGGAACTTGAACGTCTCGACATCTGTGACGCGCCCGTCGAAGAACTCCGCGTTAGGGAGAGCGTTCTTGAGATACGTCCCGACATACCCCTTCCCGATTATCAAGTACTTCATGACGCGGACCCCTCAGCTTGCCGGTGCCGGTTCCGTTTCTGTTTCTGCCGGAGCTGCTTCCGGTTCTCCCGGTCCCTCCTCCGGAGCTGCCGGTCCTTCTCCGCTATCTTCCGACGGCGGGACGACCGCATCTTTCTCGACTTGTTCTTCAACCTTCGGCTCCTCCCCGGCAACCGCTTCCTTCGTCTCGACGTTGTCCTCGACCGACACGTTCACGGCCTCGCGGGTTTCCAGTGTCTTGAGCAACTGCCGCCGCTTCTTCCGGCGGTCTTTCTTCCGGCCCTTCCGGCAATCCGGGCAGCGTCGCGGTTCGGCGAACGCTTTCTGGAGGAAGAACTTCTGCTCCCCCACACTGAACACGAAGTCGTTCCCACAGCCTTCACACGCCAGCTTTCGGTCCTGGAACTGGTCCATCTCCGACCTCCTCATATAGTCTCTGAATTTCGCCACAATACCTCCGTCTATCTTTTGGGCCGAGGTCGGCCTTTCAGTTTCTTGTTCTTCTTGAGTATTATCATCACCGCGAAACGCTCCTGGACGCTGACGGGTTTCGAGTTCAGCATCGGCAGCTTCTCGTCCAGGCCAGCGACGGCGACGAAGTTCCCCTGTCCGCACGGCTTCTTGTGCTCGCGGTCGAAGTATATCTTCCAGTCTATCGTCGCCTCGATGTCACAGTCGTCCGGTATCAGGTGCGCGAACTTAGGCTCCGACTTCTGTGTCTTCCGCTCTATGTTCTTCCTCTTGGCCATGCTCTTCGTCCTCCCGTATCATTTCCTCAGCAGCGAGGAGTGTCTCGAACGTACCGCAATCCGTCCAGTGGCCGTTCATCTCAACAACTTCCGCCAGTCCTCTCTTCATGTAGTGACAGTTCACGTCCGTGATCTCTAGCTCTCCCCGTTCGCTCGGTTGCAGGTCCTTGATAATGCTGAACACTTCGGGACCGTACATATACACTCCGGTGACGATTGAGTTGCTCGGTGGCACTTCCGGCTTCTCTATGATGTTCGTCGGCCTCCCATCCTCCCCGAACTCCAGGACGCCGAACCGCTCGGGGGTATTGCTATGAATTGAAAATAGTACGGCCTTCTTCTCTTCGGTGGATATCTCGAACCGTTTCACTTCTTCCGAGAGGTCCATGTCGAACATGTTATCTCCGAGGATCACAAGCATCTTGTCGTTCCCCACGACTCCTTCTGCCATCCCCAACGCTTCAGCAATTCCGCCCGGTTTATCCTGCACTGAATACGTTACACTGATACCCCATCTACTCCCGCTTTCCAAGTAACGAATTATAGGTGGGAACGATTCACCACCAACAACTATATGAACATTTCTGACACCGGCTTGCACCATCCTTCTCAACGGATATTCTATCATCGGCAAACGACCGATTCGGAGTAAATGTTTATTTGTAAACCTGGTCAAGGGCATGAGCCTTGTGCCTTCACCACCAGCCAATATTATTCCTCGCATAAACAAAGCCTCCTTTGTATTTCTATGTATTTGACATATTTTCTTTTCATGAAAATCTTAGCATCTTCATATAACCATTTCAAAATATTACCAGCTTGAATATTGCCGACATATCATGACGAAGGGGGCCAAGTTCGGAGCTAATGTGGGGACGGACGGTGGTGCTGTATGCACTCGTGTCACGCGCTCCCGTTCTGCTCGTTGCTAACCTGACCCCCATGACGTCAATCATCTCAGCCACCACTCACTCTCCACGTACCACATGATCGTCTTCGCCAGCTCGGTGTCGACCTCTCGCTTCGGCTCCCATCCCAGGTCGAGCAGCTTCCGGCAGTTTATGTCGTACCGCCGGTCGTGGACGGGCCGTATTTTCGAGTCGTCGATGAACTCTATCCTGTCGGTCGGTCGCCCGGTCATGACCAGGACCTTCTCCGCCAGCTCCAGGTTCGTCAGCTCTTGACGCGCCCCGATGTTGTAGGTCCCCGGCTCCGCCCTGTCCACGAGGAACTTGATAGCCTCGCAGTGGTCGAAGACGTGCAGCCACATCCGCGTGTGCTGTCCGTCGCCGTAGACCGGCAGCTTCTCGTCGTCGAGGGCCTTCCGGATGAACGTCGGGAGGACCTTCTGCTTATGCTGCCAGGGGCCGTAGTTGTTCTCGCACCTGGTGATGATTGCCGGGAAGCCGAAGGCATTCGACCAGCCCGTCACGAGCTGTTCCGCCGCCGCCTTCGTCGCGCTGTACGGGTTCGTAGGATTCAACAGGCACTCCTCGGTGTACCCGTCTACGAAGCGCCTGAACCTTTCCCCTTGCGGTGCTATGGGACCATAGACCTCGTCGGTCGAGACATACACGAACACCTTCGGAGGGAAGGCCCGGCACTGCTCCAGGAGGTTCGCCGTCCCCACTATGTTGTTCTGAACGTGGGACATAGGGCTCCGGAACGAGTGGTCGACGAACGTCTTCGCCGCGAAGTGGACCACCTGGGTCACGCCCTCCAGCAGCTCGGAGATATCGCCGGTCAGGTCCGCGTCGACGATTCGCAGCCGCGACGGACTGCAGTGGTGTCCCTTCACGAGCCGCTGCAGCCGCATAGCTTCCTTGAAGTCTTCCTTGTTGTCGAACGCGACGATAGAGGCGTCTGTCTCCGAGAGCATGATGTCACAGAAGTGGGAGCCAATGAACCCCGACGCGCCGGTTACCAGGATGGTCTCGCTCATGACGCCTTCCCCTTGAAGAGTTCCGGCGTCCTCACCTGAACATGTACTGGATTACCGTGGCGAATCACGGACCCGAGCCAGCGGTCGCGTTCATCACGATGGTACTCGATGTTGTTGAGAAGACATATCACGTGCAGCGGACGTATTTCGTCGTCTTCGACCGTCTCGACCAGTAGCAGTATCGTGTCACCGTCTTCGACCATCCGGAACTCTACCGGCATTCCTTTCACGTGGAACGTCCGGGCCATTGTGCCGCCGACGACCGGGCTGATATCGTAGCTGAATATCTTCACTTGTTCACCTTCACGAACAGGTGGATGTCGTAGCCGCCTTCGTCCACGAACGTCCCGAGGTACTCGCCCTTCTCTTCCATGTCGAAGTTGAAGCCGTCACCGAGGCACGTGAACTCGATGGTGTAGTTTTCATAGTCTTCCGGGTTCCGCAACACGATAACCGTCACCATTCCGTTCTCGTTCTGCACGACCTTGAGCACTCGCACGAAACCGAAGACATGCTGCCAGGCGTTCGCGCCGAACCCGATAGTGAACGCGGGGGTGCTCTCAATCCTTGACTGCATCATGCCCCTCCTGTGTCGTTCTCTTCGAGCCACAGCCCGACCGCTTCCTTGAGATACTCGCCGATGTCGCGCTGTTGCACCTTCGACAGGTTCGTCACCACTTCCATCATTGCGCGAAGGTCGTCGTCCATCGTGATCGTGAGATGCAGCTCACCGCCGTGGGTGAAGTACATGAAGTTCAGGTCCAGGGTGTCGCCGTAGTCGTCGAACAGCTTCGTAAGAATGCTCCCGAGTTCCTGGACGGTCTGTGCACCTTTCGCCGCCTTCGTGACCTGGGACTTCAACTCCGGGGGGAGGCCGGTCGTCACCTGTCGAATGACGCCCTTGAGTTCGTCCTCTTCCTGCATGTGCATCATTTTCAGGACGCGCTCTTGCCCGTACTTTTCCTTGAACTGTTCGTAGTGTTTCGTGAACGTCTCGGGGTCGATGTTGCCGCGTATCAGGTTATCGCTGAATGCGTCGAGGACCGCGTGGTCTCGCGTCTCGTACTCGCCTATCACACACGGGACGGTCTCCAGCTCCAGGTAGAGGGCCGCGTCGCAGCGGTGATTGCCCTTGATTACTTCGTAGACCTGCTCGTCTTCGTTCCAGTAGACCTTGATCTCCTGGTCGAATCCTTTCTCTCGAATCTTCTCGACCAGCTCCTCGAACGCCTGCTCGGTCATGACGTTCGGATTCTCTGGCAGCTTGCGTATCTTGGAGAGTTCGATGTCCATGCGTTCCAGCTTCTCGTCAGTGGTGGATTCGGAAGGGACCGGGTCGGCGTCGACGACGGGGCTCACTTCGCTGACTCCTGTCTCATGATGAACTCGTCGACGTTCTTCGGCCTTCGGCGTCGCGCCTCGCGTTCGATCTTGTCGAACATGGTGTCGATGTCCGGCTCGTCAGGTAGCCGCGCTTTCTCTTCGCATTCGCCGAACTGCAGGAGATGCTTCAACACGCCGACCTCTATCCGAAGTTCGATCACTTGCTCGTGCACGACCTTGAGACTATTCCACTGGGCCTTCTCTTGTTCCTGCTTCGATGTGTACAGCCAGCCGAGGGCGGTCAGTAGGATTGCTGTCACGAGTCCGAGGAGATAGGTGGGGGCTTTTTCTTTTGTGTACCACTTGGTCCGCATTTCCACCAGCTTTTCCTCTCAATCGCTGTTCGATTCTCGACCCGTTCAGCAGGTCGTGGGGTTCGTGAAGAACTCGCTGGTGATTTTCTAACACACCACCATGTAGTGGTGCAAGATAATACACACGGCCAGGGAAAGTATTTTTTCGGAGGGGGGTCCCTATATCTTGTGGCCGACCTTCTCTATCAGGGCCGTCAGCTCCTCGGGGTGCTCCCGGACGGCCAGCCCTTCCTTGCTGTCGCGGACGAATATCATGGCCCCCTTGACCAGGACCGTGACCGGAACTCCATGCTGTTTCTCCTCTTCCTCCCACTGGAACGGGGTGATAACGTCTATCCTGTCCAGCCGGACCAGCGTCGGGTGCCCGGCCTTCTTCGCGGTAACCTTCAAGAACTGCATAGCTTCCTCCTGTCTATGTACCTGTATCCCCTGAATCCCTTCATCGGCACCGGCTTGATCTCGTGTATCTCCGGCTTGAGCACAGCCACCAGGCCGGGGAACAGGACCCTACTGTGGTCGCACCGTCTGTTCTCGTCGAAGCCGAGGATTACGTGATACGCTCTGACCGCTCCCTCCCACACGAAGTACATCCGGTCGCCGTGTCCGGCGTTCCTCGGCTCGGTGGGGATACTCCAAAAGTACATCCAGTCCTCGCCCTTCTTCATCCCCTCGGCCACACGTGCCTCCTCTTCCTCCACCAGCTTGAGCCGGGTCTTCGGTATCGTCACGACTATGTCCATCGTTTTCCCTCCGCCTTCTCTATGACCCGCTTCATGTGCTCGGGAGCCTCGTCATACGCGCACCCTGGGACCCAGTGCCCCTCGACATATTTGAAGTAACACTTCGTCGCGTCGCCGTACGGCTCCTCCCCGTAGGCGTTCGAGACCGCTGTGTTCGTATCGCCTCCGCAGCCGGAACACGTCAACGGTGGCATCAGTCTCCACCGGCCAGCAGGAGCCCCATGCTCCCGCTCTTGATTGCCTTGAGTACCTTCTTCTCGTCGGCGAAGAACTTCTTGACACCGGAGTCCAGCTTGCACAGCGACATCATGGACAGGTAGAAAAACTTCGCCGCCTCTTCCGTGTACGGCATCTCCCGAGAATCGTCCGGGAGCTGTACCTTCTGGAAGCCGTTGAGCAGAAGACCGAACTCACCGAGCACTTCCTCGCCAGCTCCGAAACACATGAGAATATATTCGACTTTCCTGTGTATCTTCCCCCTCGTGTGGGTCCGCTTCGTGGACAGCTCGGCCATTAACGAGACGGAGTAGTCGTACTCACTGTTGAAACTGTCGGAATACTTGCGCCCCATCGTCTTCGCCCAATTGTAATAGCCGACGGCATCTTCCATCACGCTCCCGTTCGGATACACGTTTCCCTTCTTGTCCTCGCAGTAGTGACACGTCGCTCGGACGTGGTACCGAATGACGATCTCCTCGACCGTCTTGTATGCGAGGTACTGCTCCAGCGCACCATCGACCATTCCTTTCAGCTCTATCAGGGACGTCGCGCTGAACCGAACCCCGCCCCGGTAGTAGTGCGCACCGTCAACATTTCGTAGCTCCTCACGGTATTCCTTCGGAACCATCATATTGAACATGCCGTCGGTCGTTACGGTGACGGGGACCGAGAACTTGATCTCCTCCCCGCTCTTCGCCTCGTGCTGGAACAAAACATTCCGGAGCTTCATCGTTTCCCTACACCCTCGAATCCTATGGCCTTACTTGCCCGGACGTGTTCGTCGTGGCCGACCTCCGTCCGCTTCTTCGTCATGACCTCCCGATAGTACACGCCGGTCTCCCTATCGAAGAAGGGGGAAGGGCACGGCTCGTTCCTCCACTTCTTCAAGAGCTGCTCGTACGTCGCCTCGTCTATCCACTTCTTGATCTTCGGGTCGATCATTGTGTCGTGATCTCGAAGGTCGCCTCGCGCTCCCCGGTGAAGAACGGCAGCGCCTCTTTCACGAACTCGTCGACGTCGTGCCTGATATAGTTACAGCCAGTGCCGGACATGTCTCTCGGGAAGCAATTGGCGAGAGCCTCTACTGTCTTCGGCTGTTCTCTGTCAATCGCCTCCGCTATCCGTAGCGTCTCCCCCTGATAGTCTCCGGTTATCAGGTGACACGGTCTCCACAGCAGCATCAGCGTCCGCGCCGTCGGATTCCGCCACACGTCGCTCCACTCGTCGCTGCTCTCGATATCGAACCCAATCTTGACCGGCAATGTCGGAAGTATACTCACGTGATCTCCTCGGACCAGGCGTCCGCTTCGTCGACCCCGCGCTTCTTGATCTCCGCCTGGGCCATCTCCTGAATTTCCTCTACCGTGTCGGCCTCGATCACGACGTTGTCCTGGGTTCGGTCGCCGTACTTCCCAGGGATGTCCCAACATATCCGGACTCTCATGACAGCCTCCTCCTCAGCTCCTCGACCTCTCTCTTCAATCGCTCGACCTCGTTCGTCAGGGAGAATATCACGTTCGGGTACGACAGCTTGTACGCCTCGCGTATCTCGTCCTTCAGCTTCTGCTCCGGGCTCTTCGGTGGCTGGTCGGTTATGATTCCCAGGAAGACCGTGTGTCCGCAGTTCGGACATCCGCCCACCGTTCTGTACGGCGTAACCGTCACGGTCAGCTCGTCCCCGTCGTACCGTTCATGACATCCCTGACACTCTAGTATCATTTCTTCCCCCTCAGTATGAGTCGCAACTCTTCACGCTTGTCCCGGAGCATGTGCTCCGTTTCCATCAGCAGTTCTAGAGTTTCCTCCATGCCGTTCCCGCCGTTCTCGATCTCTTCGAGCCGCGCCTTGATAGCATCGTCCATGTTCCAGGAGTGGATGTTCACCCCGAGCGTATCGACGAACGTCTGGACGGCCTTGAGTTTCTCGACCCGCTTCTCCATCTCGTGTATCTTCGTGTCCGCCCTGTCGACTCGTTCGCTCACCAGCTCGGCGACCTTCCGGCTCACGTTCCATCCTATCTGTTTCTTCTCGTCCTTGAGCAGGAGCCAGTCCCGCCAGTAGCCGACGTCCTTGCTCCCGATTCTCCCCTCGTATCCTACCTGTGCCCTGGACATCATGACGTACATGAACAGGGAGAGCGGGACCTCGATGTTCCGGTAGGGTGCCTTTTTCTTCGTGTACAGTCTGCAGGAGTTCTTCGACGTGACGACCAGCCCCGCATCCTCCGGTATCTCCTCCGGCTGCAGCACTCCCCAGGGAGCCGCGAAGTAGAACTCGTTGCAGTACGGGAGGTACGACATCCACTTCTTGTCCTGTATGAAGTCGCGCCGGTTCGACTTGATCTCGTAGACACACGTCCTCGGGTTCGAGTATGACCGGGCCATTGTCCACAGGTCCATCCGCTCGTGCTTCCCGTACCAGGTGGGTCCTCCCTTGCACTCGGGGACGCACACGTCCGGGCTGTGACGGACCAGCAGCAGGTTGAGTATGCTCTTCGTCGTCGCGGTCTTGTTCAGCTTCGGATGTTGCTTCTTTTTCGCCACCTGAGAATCCCCCATACCGCAAGACAAAAATAGACGGCGAAAAGAGCTGCCTGAGCGTACGAGCCGATATAGAAGTCGTACGCCATCCAGGAAAAGTTGGTCACCGACCAGATATAGAAACACTCACGGCGCTTGTAGATATTCAGCACCACCCCGACAATGCTTAGACATGCAAGAGTCCATGTTGCTGTTATCATTCTTCTTCGCCGTACAGGGTGCGCTGATACTTCTCTGCCCGTTTCAAATTTTTGCAAGCATCCTTCCAGTATGTTTCTTTCAATTCTATCCCGATGAACTCCCTGCCGAATCTCACAGCCTGATATCCTTCCGACCCTATACCTGCAAAGGGCGAGAATACTACATCGCCAGGTGCGCTCCACAATTTAATGCACCGCTCAATCACTCCAAGCTGTAACGGGCAGAGATGCTTTTCGTCTTCGATGTCCTTGGCGGGCCTCGATGATAATACATCCGATTCTTTAATGCCGCCCTTGCCGATTCTGTGCGCTCCGTACCAAACAGCAGACGCCCACTGTATCCAATCCTCTCGCGTAATCCATCCGTCTGCATTTCGTTTTTTCACGTCCGGGTGGTCTATCAGGGCTCGGATAGGCACCTTATTCTCGCCTCGTTTCTTGAATTGAAGAAGGTAGTCCGGCATCGTTCCTGTCAATACTGACGAATCCTTCGCTGCCGTCTTCATGGCAAGTCCATGATCTTTTGTTCTCGCGGCTTTGAGTTGCGGGTCTTTGTCAATCGTGCGCTCACTCGCATAGATCCAATCGTGATCCTGCAGTAGCCTGATTATCTCGCCTCGGAAATCCCGCATTCCAGAATATCCCTCATGCCGCTTGAATACGGGTTCTTGCGTCAGATGAATACAGCATGAACGGCCCGGCATCGTTATCCGGTACAGATCGTCAATAAAGAATGAGAAGTGGGCGATTAGCTGTGCGATGGAATTCACGTTTCCGATGTCTCGGCGGCTGTTCGAGTAGGCGTACATTCCAGGGAAGGGGGGAGAGAACACTGTCAGGCCGATTGAGTCATCGGCTATCCCCTTCACGGATTCGATGCAGTCCCCGAGAATCATCTTCCAGCCTTTTCCCTCTTTGATCTTTTCCACATACGCCCCATCATCCCGCTTCGCTCGGTCGCCCTGAATTGTCCGCATGTGCGATGTTATCTCATCCATCATCTCCATCGACTGTTTCTCCTTCCTCTCGATATTCCGCCGTACCGCTCCCTCAGTTTCGGCGATAATGATATGCGCGTCCACATCTGACTTCTGCCCGAATCGCCAACATCGTCGTAATGCCTGGTAAAATTGCTCATACGAATCCGACAATCCGAGGAATGCGATGTTTGAGCAATGCTGTAGGTTTAGCCCAAATCCAAAAATAGATGGCTTGCTAATCAAACAGCGAATCTTCCCCTCCGTGAAATCAATAATCGCCTGTTCCTTTTTCTCAATACTGTCAGCTCCCTTGATTTCGACTGCGTCCTTGATTGCTTTCGCGGCATCTTCTGATTCGCGGTTCAGGTTGCACCACACAAGCCACTGGTTCTTATCGCCGTTTATGATACTCGCCAGCTTTCCAACCCTGTCTCCGATGCTGTTCCTTCGCGCTGCCCTACGTTCGTCCATCGTTCTCGCTTCAATCGAGAACAGCATCCCCTTGTCAGGTGTGCCTGGATTCACAACATGCTCGTGGAGTCGTAGGGCAGGAAGATTGAACTTATTATCATCATATCCGAGGTCGGATGGCATTCTCATTGCGATTGACCACGATGCCATCCATTGCCAGAACTCCGACATCGCGTGTCCTTTCAACTTCCACTTGTGCGTTGTGTTACCGTCTTGGACGAAAAACATTGCAATGATTTCCTTGTTGCTCATTATGTCGAGGAATTCAGCATGATTCGACAATTCGATTAGATCATTCGGTGCTGGTGTTGCCGTACACGCAAGACGAAACGGAATATGGGACGCGAACTTAATAAGGTTCTTACGGTACACACCACCAAATGATTTCAGGATACTCGATTCGTCAAGAACAATCCCCTGATAATGCTTTGAGTCAAACTTATCAAGCATTTCATAATTCGTTATCGTAATCTTGCTGTTGACATCATCCTGATTCCGGTGGTAGTCGACATGGATATCGAATTTCTGCCCCTCCCTAACCGTCTGCTGAGATACCGCAAGAGGCGCACATATAAGAACATTGCCTGGGACATGTTTCGCCCATTCAAGCTGTATAGGCGTCTTGCCAAGACCGCAATCTGCAAATACCGCCGCACGTCCACGCCGAAGCGCCCACCGAACGATATGCTTCTGAAAATCGAACAGCTTCGGATTGAGGATGACGCGATTCGTAATCCCTACCGGCTCTGCATCTACCCGTTTTGACTTCAAAAACTCGCCATACTTGTTCATCTCTCGTTCGTCTCCCCGCTATGATTCGGCCAGTCGTCGGGGAACTCGATCTCCAGGACCCGTCCGTCCGCCAGGATTATGCTGCCCTTGATCTTCTTCCCAGTCTCCGGGTCGACCACTCCGTGTCCGCAGCAGCAAGCGTCCGTGAAGACTCCCTCCTGAACGAGAGCGGTCACGATATCGGCAACACAGGAGTCCACCGGCTTCACAGACCATCGTTCGTCCCCGGTTCCACTCAGGTGTGCGGGGACAACGACGGAGACTTTCTTCGTCCCGCACTTGTAGTTCTTCCCCTCGATCACTTTCACGGCCATATGCTCACCGCACCGCATAGTTCGCACGTGCCTTTGCTCATCACTCCCCTCCCTCCCTCCCCTCTTGGGGTGTGGGGGATCTATGGACGAACTGCACTGGGACCTGTTCTCAGAATCGAGACTATGAAAATGCAGAGGTTTTCCCATTGCCTGTGCAACAGCGTCGATCAATGCTGCGTGTCCCTTACAACAGAATGACCGTGCCTTCCCATCCCAGACATAACTGAACTCTGCCAGTTCTTCACACCGCGTTGGTTCGCTCATCCCTCACCTCCCTTCCTCTTGGGGGCCTGCTGTTCGTTAGCGGTGGTGGGGGTGGCGTCCTTGTAGTAAAACCCTGCGACGTTTCCATGCAAACGGCTGCAGTTTTCGCGCATCTCAAACTTGTTATCTGCTGGTGTACAGCTCTCTTTGTGGTTACATCCATCCGCTTTAGGTTCATACCACTTACAATTAGAGCACACCTCTCCATCATCCCCCGCTTCTCCGGCCGGGGCAGCACACTTCTTACACGCAGCTACAGCATGTTCCTTGCATATCCTTGTTTCTGTGCCTCCGTACTTAACGTCTTTTGCTTCTCCGGTTGGGGTGTCCTGCTTGTCTAGGGTGGCGAGGGCATGCGCTGCTATGCGAGCTGCCACACTTACTTCTCGATTGTCGATTTCTTCCAGCGCCTTCCTCGCACTCTCCAGCTTCCCCTCCGCAGCAGCCAGCTTGGCCTTGTCGAATTTGTGTTCCTCATGATAGGCAATGACTGTATCAACAGACATCATCTCTCCGGTGTATTTTGATACAACTTCTCTGAGTAGATCGTTCTCCGCCTCCATCTTTGAATACCGAACCTGTATCCTGTCAACCTCACTCCGATACTTTGCCCGAGTCTCCCCGCACTTCTCCCGTAGGCTGGCGTTCTCTGCCTTGAGGGTGATTACCTCTTCATCCTTATCAGCTACCAACTTGACGACCTTATTGTGTTTCTTTCTTGCGCCCTCCATCACTCCCCTCCCTTCCCCTGTGTTAGCTTCAACCTCCGGCACGTTCCCCATCGGTTCATCGTTCATGGTCGGTCTCCTCCGTCGTGCGGTCTTCGATAAGTATGAACGGAACTTTCCATACCCACGGGTTCAGCTTCGAGGGGAGCTTTTTCCCGTTAATGATGTCCCACAATTCCATGAAAGCGGTGATAGGATACGGAGTCATTTTGTCTGACCGAGACGACGGAGCATACCAGTCCTTCGTGCCGTCCCATTCTTTGTACAGGCCCTCGGCTCTCGCGCCTTCATCCGTGATCTCCTGCAGCCGCTCCAGGTCGACGACACCGTTCTCCAGCATGAGCCGACGACACCAGCGAGGCATGTGGATTGACGGCTTGTATCCCTTGTCCTCGAACGGGTTCCCCGGATACTTGTACTCCGGCGTACATCCCACCACCTGGGGTTCGATCTTCGGCCACCCCATCCGTCCTCCGGCCTGGTATTCAACGAAGTCCTTGCCGTCTTCCCGTTCCCAAAATGTCCAGTTCTCTCTGATTCGGAGCCAATCTCCGCGCTCACCGTATGGACACTTGACCTCGGCCAGGATGTCTTCCTTCGTCCAGTCGTCCGGGCGCTCGTTATATTTCTTGAGCCCCCTCGTCCGCCTGGTCTCCGTCTTCTCCCGGCGACGTATCGCACCGACTAGGTCGGGCTTGAACAGGATATCCTTCACCCGGCCCTGTCCGCCCATGACGTCGATCATAGTCTTGTCGAGCTGCTTGACCATATCAGCCTCCGGTCTTCTCCGCTTTTTCCTCGTCATGGTTCTTGTGATTCTGGTAGCACGTGTTGCATATGTTGGTCTTCCCACAGTGACAGTCGTGCCCGTCGTAGTAGTTCTCGTACTTCTTCCCGCAGTCGGGACACTGGAACGAGCCGTCCCTCTTCTTCGCTCCGTGTATGACCGCCGTCTCGTATCCCTCCTCGGGGCCGCCGCACTCAGCGCAGGTTACGACATCGTCCGCCCAGGCGTGTCGCTCCTCTCCCTCGACGACATGCTTCCCGCATCCCTCACACACGGCCTCGACCAGCTTGCCGTCTATGGCCGTGATCTTGTACCCTGGGTGGAGTCGGTTGAACTCCTCGACGCTCTCGAACTCGCCGTCGATTTCCTGTCTCGCCTCTGCTTCGATTCTCACGCTATCCCCCTTTGATTCCGATGGTCGCCGCCGGGTAGTTCTTTCGTGTCTCTTCCTCAGCACTTTCCCAACAGCTCGGACACAGCGTCGCGTATCCGTGGGCCTCCTCGAACGCTATGCCGCAAGCGAGACACCGACGCCCGTTCTGCATGTCGGCATCCAGCTCGGAGAGTCTCTTGTCCTTGAGTCGTTGCTCGGACTCGCGGACCTTCTTCCGTATGTTCTGCAGCGCCTTCAACGCCCCGGTCACGATGTCCTTCTTGAACTCGGGGAACTTCTTAATGATGTCGCGGACGTGCATGTCTGCTTCCGTCGCCGCCTTGTCGAAGTCGTTCGACCGGGCCAGCTCCGCGAAGTACACGGCCTTCACCGACTCCCGGACCTTCTTCCCGGCCCGTCGTCCCTCAGCTCGTCGCTGCTTCCTGCTCTTGAACTGCAGTTTCACCACCCTGCTCCTCCTCTTTCTTCTCAAGTGCTTCCTCGATTTCCTTCGCCAGCCGTCGGGCGCTATGAAGGTCGTCGACCGCTCTCGCTCTCGCCACGACGTCTTGCAGCCTGGACCGCAAGGACCCTATCTTCGAGAGCAACCATGTCCTGTCTGCCGGGCTCACTGGGTCGTTCGTCCGCAGCAGCTCGGACTTCCGGAAGGCTTCGCGCAATGTCTCCAGGTGTTCCTCCCTCCGCTCCGTGCACTCCTCCAGACTCCCCGCCGAGACTCCACGGAAGTCGGGCTTGTTCTTGTTCCCGGTCCAGGCGTATTTCCCGTTCATCTTGAGGTATTCGAGGCCGCTGTGAGTGGGGACGCTCCACCGCTTGCCGAGCGTGTTGTCGTTCAGTGTCTTGTCCTCGACCTGGACGTACCCGAACTCCTGAGCGGCCTCGCCGACAAGCTGGTAGAGTCTCGGCGTGTACTCGAACAGGGGCTTGACTCCTTTCCCGGCCATGCGGAAGGACTTGATAGATGGGAACGGACTCTCCGGAAACAGCTCCAGCTCGATCTCGTATGCCTCGCGCTCTTCGTAGTCCTCGTTCACTTCTTTCCACTGTTCGATGAATTTCCGGTACTCGAACTCCTTGTCCAGGTCGTCCCACTTGTACCCGTACTCGCCGGGCTTGACTCCCTCTGTCAGTTTCGCCTTGAGCGTCTCGTACTGCTCGACGGTCAGGACCACGTCGACCTCGGGGTCGTGGTAGCTGACCAGCCGCTTCTTGAACCATACCCCGACGATCATCTTCGGCTCCTCGCACAGGCACAACTTGCCAGGGCTGTATCTCTTGCCGTCGATCTCCCACGTGTCCGGTCGACTCGGAAGAGTCACCAGGTACGTCTCCCCTATCTGCTTCACCGTCAGCCTGTCAGACATCGGCATCCCCTCCCAGTTCTTCCTTGAGTTCCTCGACCTCGCCTTCCAGCTCGACCACCTTTTCCTGCAGGTCGTCGATTTCCTCGGCCTTCTCGTCGATGTCCTCGCGCTTCTCACAGCATGGACACTCCGAGTCGGCGTAGAGGATGTCGCACTCACTGCAATGAGTGTACGTCTCGCCTATGGACATGCTTTCCTCCTTAATGGGAAACGTATGTACTCAACAACTTCATCTCTACCAAACCCGCCGCGCTCCCCTACGGTGTCGAGACTCTGTCTATGTCCGTAACGGTTAGCGTATCCCTCGTACACGATCTCCGCAAGCCACACAGGTATAGTGCTCGGGTCGTGTGCTACGTCACCCTGTACCGGGAACGGCTTGCAGTCAGCGCCACGTTCACTCATGGTGTGGCCTTCTTCACTTTGATAGGCACCAATGGGACCCGCCACCGCATCAGCCTCTTGCTCTTCTTCCGCATCTGATACCGGAGCCCAAAGAATCCCTTCATCCACTGAAAATCAGAAGAGGCCACGACGATAGGGTGGGCGACACCATCAGGAGCATAACCATAAATATAATACAGACCGTCCGAGTGGCGGTATATCCAGACGTCATTTTTTTTCATCTGTTTATTCATTCTACCTTCTCCCGTGAGGCTTCCGACGCCCTCATTCGGTACACATCCTTCCCGTTAATCTCAATGTCCACCACGCCCGACGGAATGCTGACGTGTCCAGCGAAGATGTACACCGCGCCTCCCTCGGACTTCACGATTGTCTTGGGAAAGTCGCTCCAGCCGCCCTTCATGTATTCGTGAGATTCGACCGTGATCGTCGTCACATACTCCCAGGTATTCTTTCTCCGATACTCCCGCCTCTCGGTCGAAACAACAACCGCGACGAGAAGGCTAATGACAACAACGATAAGGACAATAACGAATGCGACCTTCATGTTCTCTTTCGTCATGGCTTTCTCCCGTCCTTGTGAATCCTGTGAGCGACGAACTTCGTCCGCCAGTCCTGGAACGCCATACCCCATACCTCCGCGCACAACATCTTGAGACCCTTCGCCGTGAGTGGGTTCGGGTCCATGCGGTAGGCCATGATGAACGAGTCGTCCAGGGTGCAGCTCCATTCCTTCATGAGTTCCTTGATTCGTATGGCGTTCGCGCCGAGGGCTATCCCTTCGAGCACGATGGTCCAGCCGTTCTCCCGGTTGCTCAGGTCGACCGGCCACACGTGGACGACGAAGGTGCTCTCCCTCTCGGGCTCGAACTTCTTCCATATCATGTCGCCGTTGGTGTGCAGGTAGTACCAGCCGTCCCGCGCAAACATTCCACGAGCAGCATCGACAAGGCTCGGCATTATTCCTCCCCCATCCTGTGGACTGCTCCGGTGTGAGGCCAGTCGACCTTGTGGAAGTATGGCCGCTTCGTGGGACAGTTTCCTCGTTCTACCTGGAGGTCATAACAGCGTCGAGCTGCTATCTCGTCGTCGAAGAACTCGCGCCCAGTACCGACCCAGGTCGAGCTGTCGCTGACGATGTTATAGAGGACTGTCCACTTCGGGGTCTTCATTTTCTACCTCTCGGTCAGTGTTCGTCCGCTTCTTCCGGCTCCTCGCCGGGCTCCCGCTCCACGGACTTCGTCTTCCGTCGCTCTTCCATCTCGACGTATATCATGTGCTTGCACGGTCGATTCCCGAACTCCCACGCCTTGCAGCTACACGTTCCCTCGGCCAGGTCGATCACGTACGCCTCCTCGATGTGGCTGAAACTCTTGACATGGAATTTTCCATCCTCGGATTGTGTGTAGTCGGCGCGGTTCGGTTCTAACGGGCTCATGGTTCCCCCTTTTTTTCTAGCCTCTTCGGGCTGTATTCTACCTACTCTAGTATATCCTTTGTTTCGCCTTTGTCAAGGCTTTTTTCTGTATCTTCTTCCTCGGGCTCCGGAAGGGGCTCGGACGCCTCCAGCAGCTCCTCATACCGGCGCTTCGCCATGTTCTGGTCTGGCATCTCATGATATACTTCCCCGGCCAGCTTATTTCCACCCCATTCTCCGTCGATCTTCTTGTATCCGCCTATCTGTTTGAAAAAGAATGGGACCCCCGCCGTTCGGCACTCGTCCCTGACCTTGAGAGCCCACCACTCGTCCATCTTCCGGGCATGGGGACCTGATTCGCCTCCTACAATTACAAGGTCGAGGAGAGTCAGCATGTTGTCCGGCATGACGACGCCCTTCCGGTGGAAGGTGATGGGTCCGAGCATGGGTTCAATGCTGACGAACTTGACGACCGCCGGGACCGCCGCGAATATTCTCATCCTCGCGTCAAGGTTCACCTGGTCCTCCGCGCTGATTCCGAGCCAGACGTTCGGCAGCGGCCAGTCCTCGGGAAGCCGCCCCGCAATGTTCTCCGGTCGTTTCGTCAATATCTGGTAAGTTAGGTTCGGCGTCTGTCGGATTATCGCCCAGGCGTCGTCCCTCCACTTGTCAGCTTCTTCGATAAACCAATCTGACCACGGACACACGAAGACCATCATCTGCTCTTTCCATCCAAGCGGAGCACAGAAGGTCTTATCCGCAGCACGGACCACGACGTCCGGGTCCCTTCCATAGCGTTTCTGGTCTCTGAAAGCATAGCAGTTTTTGCATCCGCTTGAGACTTTTGAGCACCCCCTCCAAGCCCCCCAGGAAGCATCCGTCCATGCCACACCAGATTTTATCCCCATGAGTCGTCCTCCATTCGTCAGCCCGACGTCTTGTTCAGATGAGGGAACTCCACGTCCGGGGAAGGCGCACCCAGGAACGGGCACAGCCGCTCCCACCCTTCGCCGCCGCATACGTCCATCACCAGAAAATCTTCGTGTCTGTTCTGGAAGTGTTCCAGCACTTCGTCCTGGTGCTGCAGGAACACGCGACGGAACACGTCGCGGTCGAACTCCAGCATCCCGAACAGGTCCATCCTGTAGTCGTCCCAGTTCTGTCCGGGAAGTCCAGCCCGTTTCTCCCAGTGCCGCTTGCACGACAGCAGCCAGGCATTCATCTCTCGCGGCGTGTATATGAACTTCGAGCCGGGATACTGGACGTCAAGTTCCTTGTACCGTATGGATATCGGGAGGTCGTTGCAGAAGTCCCACTGGTCCAGCTTCGCGTACTCGTACTCAGCCAGGTAGTGCTTCCCACTGTACCCGAGCATCTCGAACGCCGTGCACAGCGACCGCGTCCCCGTCTTGCTGAGTCCTATCCCGAAGTATTTCATTTATGCGCGTCTTGCTTGTGGATTGTCTCTTGAAACCGTTTCATCTGTTCCTCCAAGAAATCAGCTATGACCTTCTTCGTTTTGTCCTTTAGACCAGCAATTACGTCGTCAGGTATTGCTCTGAAAAATCCAGCCGTATTATTGATTCCAATAAGCACCATTTCTTCGCGCTCTGTATCTTGACGTATCGCCCGAGTGATGTCGTCAAGGCTTACCTCGATTTCAACCTCGACCTCCTTTGATACATCAACCCATTTCGTGACTATCATTCTATCGACGTTCCCCGAAGGTCTCTATCACCTTCTTACATTCCGCCTCGTTCAACATCCCGATGTGCGCTTCCTCAATCGGCACGTGCAGAACATTCGCCAGCTTCGCGTAGCACTGGTCCCTCGACATCTTCGCGTTCCTCCACCACCAGTCCATTGCAGTGTGTGCTTCCTTCCGCAGCGTACGGAGTTCGGCGTTCGCCAGGGTCCCGAGGGGTCTCGTCGTTCCCTTGTGGACACCGACGTAGGTATCACAGGCCGGATAGTTCTCGCACAGATAGACCGACCCGTACGATCTCCCTCCATATATCACGGCGCTGTCACTGAGCGACGCCTCGCCTCCGCAGTAGGGACACTTCATCGTTCCGTATCCTCGTAGACCACGACCTTCTTCTTCATGCCGAGCAGTCGTGGAACTTGTGACAGCAACCGCAGTACAGGTGATTGACGTCGTTCTCGTTGTGACTCGTCATGCCGCACACCAGACACGTTATCGTCGGCCTCCCATCGACGCTCGATATCCGGTACGTCGGGCTCTGTCCAGTTAATGTTTCGTCGCGCTTCGAGCCACTCGTTGACCTTCCGAACAATGACAGTAAACTCTGCATAACATTCATCACATACCTTTCCATCACGTACCCTCGAACCGTTCGGGACGAACGACGCCTCCACATCTCTCCCATGCCCCCACCCTCCGAGGGCTCCGTACATTTCCAGCTTGATCTCGGACGCTCTACGGACTGGGGTCTTGGCGTAGTTGTGACCGTATCCTTTTGACAGCGGTTTCCCGCACAGGTCACAGCACTGTATCGTGAACGTGCTCACTTCTTCCCCTCCCCCTTCTTCTTCCCTCGTGCTCTCCGGATGGAGTTCATGAGCCTGACCTTGCTCCTCCACTGCAGGGCCATTATGAACGCCTCGGCCTCGTGGTCGTTCAGGTGCACACCGCACTCCGAGAACGCCCACGTCTGTATCGTCCGCTTCGGCTTGTTCCCCTTCCAGTCGTCGACGCGGACGAACTCGACGGGGAAACCCTGGGCGAGGATTCCGACTATCGCGCCCATCGACATCTCAAGCATTTGAATCGGTCCCACGTTCAAGAGTCCTTTCTTCCCTTTTCTCATAAACGTCCCAGGCTGTTCGACGATAACCTGACCGATGTCATGGTCCTCGACCAGGTACTTCGAGAAGTGCTCCGTGATCTCGGCGAGTCGTATCGGCATCTCCACCTTCGGGCTCGTTCGGAACGTATACGACCATTCGTAGTATCGTTCGTTCACTAACGCGACTCCGATATTCCCTATACTGGGGTCGACGGAGAGGACCCTCACGACTTCTTCGTCGTCTTCTTCTTCGCCAGACCTCTCGTCCGCTTCTTCTTCTCGGTCCCGTTCACGACCTCGAAGATGTCGTCGAACTCACACTCCAGGGCTTCGAGCAGCTTCCTCCGAACCTGGGGTCCCGGCTTGAACTTGTCCCACTTGCTATTCTTCACGTTCGACAGATACGTGTCGGTGACGCCGACCATCTTGGCCAGCTCTTTCATCGACAGACTCCGCCGGGCGACCAGCACGTCGAACGCCTTCTCCCGAATCCTAACCATTAGAGACATTCTTGACCTCCTTCGTCTCTTCCTTCTCCTCTTCCTTCTTCGGCTCTACATACTTCTTGTCGCCGAACTTTATACTGACCTTCCTCTTCCCCGTCTCCCTGAGCAGCTCGACCATCAGCGATTCGTTCTCCATCCGTTTCTTGACCGCACTGTTGTCGACCTTGAGACAGTCGTATATGTCTACGCCCAGTTCGTTCGCCTTCACGATGAACGCCTCCACGTCCTTGACCTCCCAGGAATGGGAGACGGCGAAGTGCCACAACTGTCCGCCCGAGACGACGTTCCCGAACTTGTCGCAATAGTTCTTGAGGACGCTCTTCGCCACGGAGTTCAGCTTCTTGTACTTCAATACCTCCAGCGCCAGGGACGCCGCCTTGTCCTTCGTGTCCGGCATCTGGTACACGACATCCTCCGGCTTCATGGCCGGACACCATCTCCAGCAACCGCACCAGGTGCAAGCCTCTGAGATGGTCGGCTTGTACTTCGTTTCCTTCTCGATCTTCGAGGTTTTTGTCAGTACCTTCCTCTCGATCACAGGGAGGTCCTCCGCGTGTATCTCGAAGTACTTCTGGTAGTCGAACCGGACGAAGTCCATCTCTATCAGGAAGCGCGTCACCTGGGGGTATATCTTGTTCACCAGCCAGGCGTATATCTCGAACTGCAGCGGGTCGACGTCGGTCTTGTACCCGCTCTTGTAGTCCGTGATCTTCGCATAGTCCCCCCATATCTGCAGGTAGTCGAGGACGCCCCGGAACCATACGTCGTCGTCGGTCCACCCGCACTGGGTCCCGTCGCGCCGTATCGCTATCTCTTCCTCGACACCGACCGCGCTCCCCAGGTCGATCTCGTGGCCGGAGGCGTAGTCCTCCACCATCTTCATGACCTCGGGATAGAACTGGGTCGGGAGGCTTTCCTTCTCCAGCGCCAGGTATGCACACTCCTCCCACTTCGGGAAGTCCTGGGACACCGCGTTCTTCAAGCAGTGCCGCCAGTACAGACGAATCGCGTCATGCACCACGCGCCCCGCTATCAGAATCGGGTGGAGTTCCTGAGCCTTCCGGTCGATGCTCACACACTTGAACATGAACGGGCACTGCTCGTACTTCTGAATCTTCGAGAAGCTATGGGAGAGCGGTCGCTGTCCGACAGTCTCGTCCTTCGTCTTTTCTGCAGCCACTATTATCCTCCGTGTTCTCGAACATGTCGAGCTGCGTGGGTTCCTGTTCCACTAAGCGGAACACCGATACCTTCCTGCTACTCTCCGTCATTCGCACCTTCGGCGCTTCGATGGTGTGACCGTGGAGCCTCGCCTGTCTCACCGCTTCCGGGACGTTCAGGATGTTGGGATGCTTCTCCCTCAACTGTCGACCCGTCAATCCGGATGGATACTCTCGCAGCGTTCTCAGCACTTCCGTCCACTGCGGACTCTTTTTCCTCGGCACTTAGTTCACCCCTTTCCTTTCTTTTCCACGCACTTCTTTCGTACACTTCCTTCCACTTCGGGTCCTCTGTGAGCCCGAATTTCGTACAGAAGTCCAGAAGCCCGATAACGTGAACCCCCTCCGGGCCGATATGGTGCGTCCAGCACAAACTATCGAGGTTTCCGGGTTCGTCGCTTCTGTTCTTTCTGACATCAATATGATGGGGGGTCGGCATAGAAAGTTTCCCGCATACCCTGCATCTCGGATTCTCGTCATGATATTCAGCCTGGGCCTTCGTCCGTCGGTACGACTTCGATCTCAGCCGCGACTTCCCCTGCTTCAACGGTGACCGCTTGAGTTCCTTCGTCCCCCGTTTCAGCTCGGTCCTCTTGAGCTGCTTCGTCCCTCGTTTCAGCGGGGACCGTTTCACTCGTTACCTCCAACATAGGAATGACTGTCCGACCTGCTCGATGGAGTGAAAGTATCCCTTGAGCATGTCATAGCTGAACACCACCCTCGGATTCTCCGCCGAGCCGTTCATGAAGGGCACCGTCACGACCAGGTTCGGTATCACCTTGAGCGTGTCGAGCAGTCCGTTCCAGTCCGCGTCCGGGTCAAGGACGTCGCATACGAGAGCCAGGTCGTACCCGGTCTCCAGGACCTCGTCCCAGTGCTTGTCTTCGTGTACGACGTGCACCTTGTCATAGATACACAGATGGTGCGGCATCAGCTTCGACTCCGCGAACGCTACGCCGTCGATGGTCGTCGCCCAGGTGCTCCGCCTGAGAGGATTCTCCTCCAGGAACTCGCGGAGCAGGAGCCCGTACCGTCCGAACTCCAGGCCGACATCGAGAGCCAGGGAGGGACACACCTGTAGCACCCTCCGCATGACAGCCTCAATCGTTTCCAGACTCTTCTTCACCTTTCTCTTCCCCCGCTTTTTCGTTCAGCCTATCCGTCAGCACCTTGTTCAGATTTATCACAAGGTCGTCGAGCTTTTCCTGTTTCTCGTACGCCCTGAACATGGCCAGCCGTTTCCCGAGCGGCGTCCCGAGCATGGAGAACAGCGCGTCGATGTCCTCCGGTATCGGGTTCTCTTTCTCCACGACCACCGCGACCCGCTCCTCCAGCTTGGCCATAATCGAGCGGAAGTGTCGCCGCTGTATATCGTCCGCCGTCGAGTAGTCGTACAGCTCGTTCGCCACCTTCGCCAGGCCGCTCTGTCCTATCTCGGCCTCCTGTGCCAGGACATCCAACCGACGCCGCTGTCCTTCTGATATCAGCCCCTCCGGGTCCTCCGAATCCTCGCGCCGTTTCACCGCGCCGGAGTATACGTCCAGGGCGATACCGAACTCCGAGGCGCACTTCTTCACGGAGTCCGAGACCGCGCCCTTGCAGTCGTTGCCGAAGTCCAGCAGGTCGCCCGGTTCCTTCGCAGTGTCGCGCTTGTACTTGAGGTCGCAGCTCCCGAACTGTTCCTTCGAGACCTCGCGCCCGTCCGCCGTCAACATCCTGAGACGGAGCCGGACCACGAACTGATTTATCCGGAGAGCCTCCTCGATGGTCGTGCTCCACAGGACCTCCGAGGACCACGTGTGTCCGGTCAGTATGTTCAACTGCTCGATCACGTACCCGATGTCCACGTAGTCCCATATCTTCCCGCCCTTGCCCTTCCGTTTTTTGATCTTGTACTTCGGCGTCTCGTTGAGCAGCAGGTTCCGCTGTGCTTCGCCGAAGAGCTGCGGGACCTTCTCCTGAATCTGCTCTATCAGTTTGTCCCGCTTTGCGAGTTGTTCCTCGATCTCGGCCCCGGTCGCCTCGGGCTTCGGTTTCTCGACCTGGGGTTCCTTCTTCTCGGTCGCCTCGGGCTTCTTCTTCGCCGTCTTCTTCGCCACCATGACCTCCCTTTCTAGAGTGTTCCTCTATCATTCCGCCCGGTATAGTCCAGGCTTTGCTTCTTCTATATATAGTATACGGTTCGTTTTCGTTCCAGTCAAGTCCTGTTTTCGTGGTATTTTCAGCGCCCCGCTGCGGCCACTAACGTGTTGAGCCCGCGTTTCTTACGGAGGAGCGTGACCGTCCTTGTCTTTACGCCGTATCTCCGCGCTTCCGCGTAATACCTGAATCGAATGTCTATCTGGTAGCGTCCTCGTCTCCATGATCTCCGCATGGCCGCGCCAGTGTCGTCGACTTCTCTGATACCGATACCCGGTATGTCGACCAAGGTCCCGTACGGTATCGCCCTCGGGTCGGTTGCACAGCCGTCCATCTTCCAGGCCGACTTTCCGATTGAGGTCTTCCCGTCCGCAAACTTCCCGCAGCTTCGATAGCCCGGTTCATAGGCTGTCAGCTTCGCGGTGACCTTCTTCCATATCTCGTACCCTTTGGGTACTCTAGACCGGGGCTTCGGCTTCGGAGGTTTCTTGTCCGGTATGACCAGCTCCAGGCCCGGCTTGATCCTGTTCGCGTTCCGTATCTTCTTACGGTTCGCCCGGTATATCCACGTCCACCTGTTCCCGTCGCCATACTTCGCCTTCGCTATCTTCCAAAGCGAATCCCCACCGTTCACGGTGTAGGTTTCCTCCGCGCCGAGCCCGGCACAGAATAGGAGCATCGACAACGCGACCACCAGCTTCTTCACTTCGGGAGTCCCTCCTGTTTGTTCAACTTATCCGCCCGTCTCTGAGCCTTCGCCTCGGAGTCGTACATGTTCCTATTTTCGAGCCACGTCCCGGCGTAGTAGTCGACCCGCTGCTTCCCCCTGGTGAGCCGGACCTCTACCTCCGATATCTTCCTCGACCGCTTCACCCGGTACGCGCACACCAGCTTCTTCCTGACCGCTCCCCCGCGTGTGCAGTTCGGACACGGCCAGGACTTTTTCTGCCCCTCGATCTTGACCTTCCGCGTGTTATCACAAACGCTGCAGTCAATCGGCTCATGCTTCCTGGAACATACCACCAGCCACACCTTCTCTCTGAGTCCGTACTTCGTCTGTAGTCTAACGTCCACGCTTCCTCCTCTTCGATTTCTTCGTGGGCTTCGCCACCTTCTCCGCTACCAGCTTGTCCCACTCGTCACAGATTTTCTCCATAGCCTCTATGTCTCCCTCCCACCCCCCGACCTTCTCCGTCTTCTTGTACAGTTTCATCCCCGCCGTGATGAACTTCTTCGGGCCGTCGAGGACCTCCTTCGGGTCGCAATCTGCGGGGGTACCCTGCACCAGGGCGTCGGCCTTCGGGTAGTGTTCTTTGTACGTGTCCTTCGCAACGTCGATCACGTCGTCCTCCGTATCGAAGCACTCGCTCTCCTCTCCAGGACGATGCGTCAACCCTATCCGACCCCAGTCTCGGTCCATTTTGTTCATCTGTGCCGCCGTCTTCCGTGTCAGGGTTTTCGTCATGCGTACGTATTTCTCGTCGTCACAGGAGAGCGTTCCGTAGACATGAACGGCTCCGACGCTTATGCCGCGCCATGTCGTGATGTTGAGATTCACAAGTACCACGGTGACCTCAGAAGATTCCAGGGAACTCGACCTCGGCTCCCTCTACTTCTTCCAGGTTAGACATGACGTTCTCCAGCTCGTCGATTGCCGCGTTGAGTTCGTCGGCCTTCGTTGAAGCCTGGAGGTTCTCCGGCATGTTGTCGCGCCAGCTCTCCAGCTCTTCCTTCAACTCCTCGATCTCGCCCTTGCCTTCGCTGATTTTGTCTTGCGCTTCCTGGTAACGCTTCGCCCTCGACTTCGACATCAGTCAAACCCCTCCTCGTAATCTATTACTTCTTCCCCGCACTCAGGGCAGTAAATGAATTTATCGTCTTCTTCTAGCTCGGCGTTGCTGTGCAGTTCGTTGCTCCATCCCTGCCACCCACACTCAGGACACTCAACCTCCGGGATATCATTCTCGTCCTCCACGTTCTGATTCACCTGTCCCTCCTCAGTCAAGCCCCTCTTCCATTGCCAGCTCTATGAGTTTGTTCCACTGACACACCCACCACTTCCCGCTCTTCATCGACCGGACTATCGGTATCTCGTTCGGCTGTCCCGTCGATATCTCGTACACGCTCCCGTCGTCAGCCTTCGCGTGGCCGACGACCTTCCTCTGTATCGGAGCGTTCGCGCCGACGATCTCCCCGAACTTGTACTGAGCCTCGCCGGGGACTACTATCTTTCCCATCGGTCCTCCTCTTTCATGATGTTACATTCCCGGCGTGTTGAGCCTTGATCCACACCTCAGAAATCATATTGCCAGTTCTCCTCTCTGCCGCAACGCATACACTTATGCTGACCCCATCGTGACCGCCCTCCGGCATCTAAATTGTGCACGTTGAAGAGTTCGATAAAGTCGTGCCCCCGCAAGAAGCAGAAAATACGGACAAGAAACTTTTTCATCACTCTTCTCCCTTCTCTCCCGGCGCTTCCAGTCCAACACGATATTCCGGATAATCGTCAAGCCATTTTACGTTAGTGTCCTCCTCGTAATCACCGACTTCTTCTCCACAGTCAGGGCAGAAGATGAACTCGACATCGAATTTCAGGCCAGTTTTGCTATGTAATTCGTTGCTCGTTCCCTGCCAGCCGCAGCTCGGACACTTTACCTCCGGCCTCTTCGTCTCGTCCTCAGATGTGTGCCGCTCCTTCTTCGGCTCCTCTTCTTGCTGCGGTTCCTGCTCGTCGTCCAGCGTCTTCGTGCCGGGCTCTTGACTCGTTTCTTCGTTCATCCTCTGCTCCTGTCCTATGTCCTGTTCCACCTTGCCGCTCATACTCCTGGACCAGCGCCGTCTTCGCGTCGGCGAATAGTCCCTTGTCCAGTATCCTCACCGCCGAGTAACGGGTGCCGGACTTGAGCGTGACCTCCGGCAGTCGCAGCTTGATACCCTCCTCCTCCTCCGTTCCCTTCAAGAGACGGACGCCGCATATCTTCACCTTGCCGTGAAGGTCCACGTCCGCCAGCGCCAGCAGCCGTCCCTTGTCCGCGCCGTATATTACCATTCGGCTAATCGTCACCATCTTCTCGTAGCCTTTCCCGGCAGAAGATAACCCGCGCCCCCCGGTCCTGCAGTCGCTTGACCATGTCCCATCCTTCGATTTTCCCCTCCTCTTCGACGTTCTCGCTCGTCTTGTTCCACTCGGCCCACATAGGGTCCCCTGGCACGGTCTTCGAGGGGACGACCTCGTTCCCGCAGCCGGGACACTTGTGCAGGTCCGCGACCCATATCCGGTAGACGTCCTTGTCGTCGTGACACAGCTCGATCACATAGACGCCGACGGTCTCGGGCTTGTACTCGATCTCGCACTTCGGGCAGACGGAATATATCATAACTCCGCCAGCTCCGCCTCGACGTCGATCTCACTCCCCGCGCCCTGCTTCTGGAGGGACTTGGTCTCCTCGTCCTCACACACCAGCTCGTACACCGGCTCCTGAGTGAAGCCCGTCTTGACGAACCGACACTTCGCGTCGGGCGTTGAGGGGAAGAAGAAGTTGACCCGGATGGTCCGCTTCTTGTCGTCGGCGGTTTTGAGACAGTAGCTCCGGCGTCCGGCGATTCCGTAGTCCTCGGGCTCCCCTCCGTTCTGAGAGTAGCCGCGCTTCCCGAACCACCGGAGGACCGGCGCTATCTCAGCGACGTCCTTGATATCGCAGTGGAGGAGAATACCGTGGAGTGTTCCGACCTCGTAGCCGACGCTCCCGCGCACCTTGCCGAGACATCCGCCCTCGTGTCCGGACACCAGGTCCATGAGTTCGGGGATTGCCTCCCGAACGACGACGGCCTCGGGTTCCATCTCCTCGACCGTCTTCCGCTTCTTGTCGATCTCCGCTAACGTATCCCGGAAAAAATCCTTCTTCTCTTCCGTCATTTCCTGACCTCCTGGGTCAATAGATTACCTGGAACGCTCCATGCTCGACGTCCCGGACCAGTTCCTCCAGCTCGTCCTTGTGTTCCTCGCACACGCGGAGGACGCTCTGATTATCTTGCGGCGGGTTCACCATCACCGTGTACCGTGCCTCCTCTTGACACTCCTCGGTCGTGATCTCACACCGCATCCTTCTCACCCCCTTCCCGTTTTCTCTCCGCCAGTTTCAACGCGACCAGCTTCATCACCACGTCCGCCGGTGAGATGTTCGCCTTCACGTTCGGAATGGTCCCGACCGCCTCGCTCTCGTCGGGCTCGTCTTTCCAGCGGACGTACATGCTGACGATGTTCTGAGCATCCACGTCCGCCGACAGCACCATCTCCCTCGACGCCTGGGCCGTGTCCTCGCTCACGTCGAAGAACAGCTTCCGGCGCTTGCCCTTCGGCCTGACGAACTGAATGACCTCGACCTCGGTGGGGCCGGGCCGTCGCTTGAGATTGTCCACGTCGTACTTCTTGCCGTCTGGAGCCAGTGCCATGTCGTCCTCCTGTGCGAATTATGGTATCCACTTACTATTCCAGCGTCAAGTCTTTTCCTCCTCTTTTCGTTTTCCTTTGGCTGTGATCGCAGCCTCTATTGCCGTATGAGCTGCTCCAGGCCCAGTTCTTCGTTGTGGACCCTGGACCATTTTTTCCCGCACTCGCACCGCTTGAAGTCGGTCACCTTCGTCTGTCGGTCGTCTTCGACGAAGTCGTCCCGGACCTCTTGCTCCAGGTCTCTCCCACACTTCGGACACTTCATCCCGGCACCTTCCCCGGCTTGTCGATACCCGCGCCGACCGCCAGGTTAATGATGTCCGACCAGGCGAGAACGTACCACTTGCCCGTCTTCTCGCTCCGGACTATCGGACTCATGTCGTTCATGGCTGCAGTCATTTCGTACGACCCGCCGTTCGACCCCTCCGCTGTTCCGACCTGGTGCCGGAGTATCATCGTGTCCTTCGGGAGAATCTTCCCGACGATCTCGACCTTCTCAATCTCCGCTTTTTTCGCCACCTTTTTCTTCGCCACTGTCCTCCTCCTCTCCTGGTGCCCGGAGTCTCTCCAGTTCCTTCTCCTGGTCCGCGCACGTCCTCGTCAACTGCTCCATCCTCTCGGCAATCTGTTCCAGCTCGTACGCCGAGAAGTACCGCCCGTACTGATTCTTTTTTCGGTCGTATCTGAATCCGCACAGCCTCGATATCTTCTCCGCGTTCCGGAGCCTCGCGCTATTCTTCTCCGCCGACGCCACTGCTATCACCCCCTTCTAGTCTGAGCCTCAACTCAGAGCGTTGTTTCAGCAAGTTCCTTTTTCCCTAGACAGCCCTCGCAGAAGTAATGACTGTTTCCATAATCAGCCCCAGGGAATATCGTCCATCTCTTACAGCATTCGCAATAGTATTGCGGTTTTCCTGTTTCGATCAATTCACCGCCGCATATATCACATTCGGTCTCGCCTTTTCTCCAGAAGCATTCTTCACCGCAATCCTCACAACGCTTTTCAATACGGTAATAAGTCTGTTTCATATTCCCTTCGCTCCCTCGATCTCGTCCGCCGCTGCCGTCAGTGCTGCAGCTATCTCCCGCGCCTTCTTCGGCGACGCCGCCAGGGTGCACTTGCTCCCGGCCTTCTTGTTCTTCGCCCCGAGCGTGATCGTCCCACCTTCTCCGGGACCTATCGCCAGCTTGCCGTCGCCCGTCCGTATCATCAGCACGTCAGTCACCCCCTTCCTCGGGATTCGCCACTATCTCGCCGTCTGCATTCAGCACATGCAGCCATTTGATGCTCGCCCTCTGTCCGTTATCGTCACTATAGTGGTCAGCAAGAATTGCCGCCTTTCCTGCAGCGGACGTCCCACAATCAGCCCATGCCGACTTGATACACTCGCCGTCCCGAATAACGGATACGTCCCATCCGTTTCCTTCATGCTTGACGTAAACGCCTATGTTCATCACTTCCCCCCTTCTACCAGCTTCACTCGATTGACAAGCGTTTCTTTCCTTCCCTTGTACTCCTCGTGACTCTTGACGGTCGCTTTCACCAGGTAGGTCTCGCCCTCGACCAGGTTCGGACCACTGGAGGCGAACCACTTCACCCGGTTCCCCTCGGAGTCCTGGAAGTTGTGCAGGGCGGTCGTCCCGTAATAACCCTCGATCATAGTCACGCTCTCCAGGGTCAGCGTGAAGTTCTCGCGCTTCTTCACTTCGCCGACGTAGTTCGACTCGCGCTCCTCGGCCTTCTCCCGAGCTGCCTCGGTCTCGCGCTTCCAGGCTGCAATGATCGAGCAGCCGAACCCGAACGCCTTCCAGGTCAGGTATCCGCCGTCGGCCAGGACCTTGATGTTCATAAGGTAGCTGCTCCCGTTCGGCTCCAGGCCCTTCGCCCACTCGATAGCAGCAGCAGCAGCCTCTCGGTCCTCGTCCGTCACCTTCGGGCCGTCTTCCCAGGCCCCATGAGAATCGTTCAGGTGATTCAGCACACCGTCCGCCGTCGAGCAGCGCCCATCCTCTTCCCGCGCCTTCGTCCGACTCAGCCAGCCGTACTCCCGGACGTGGGCGCTGGTCAGCGCCAGCACCGACTTCAACTTGTACTCGGCGTCACAGCCGCCGCTTCCGAAATAGTCCTTGAAGGTTTCCTCCAGGTCGGCCAGGTCGCCGTAGACCGCGAACCACCCGGCGCTCAGTGCGTGACCCAGGAAATCCTTCAAGCAGGTCGAGCCCACGTGCTTCCACTCGCCGCTCTCGTTCACCACCAGGTAGGTCTCGTTTCTCCGGCGCTTCGTTCCGCAATGGTCACAGGTCGTGCCGACCTTCCAGTATTTCTCCGGTATCTCCGGCGCACCAGGGTGAGCGTAGAGTAGGTTCCCGGTCCCCGCGTGATCGACACGGGCCACGAACTCCCACCCGTTCAGCTTCGGCAGCTCTCCGTCCACCAGCACCTTGACCAGGGTGCCGTACAGCGGGGTGCGCTCAGGAGCGGACTCCAGAGTCACCGGCCCCTCACCGATAACGACCGTGTCCGTCTCATCGGTCACTTCGACCGCCAGCTTCGGGAGCCCGAACTTCTTCGCCCGGCGGTTCAGTCGCTCGACCTCGATCTCGAAGCCCTCAACCCTTCCCTTCGGCACCCAGTATTCAGTCTTCATTTGACATCCCCGTGATAGACCGAGCACACAACCTCGGCTCCGTATCCTTCTCTGACATCGGCCTTCGCCGACTCCAGGTCACAGGCCACGACGTCGTGGGCCTTCCCGTTCTCGTCGACCAGGGTCCATTTGCTGTACTTCATGTCTCCCCCCGTCTTTCCCTTTCCTTCCCCGTTGTTTCGTTTCGTACTCATTACACTATAGTATACTATTGGTTTCCTTTTCGTCAAGGTTTCGTGGGAAAATAATCGGGTTTCGGGGTGGTCGTAAGTGTAGCAGTTACAAGATGATAGCGGTAGCCTTCACTTATTTTCACATTTTTTCACGTCGTCGGGTTGCCATGTCATAAGTCCTTGCGTGACAAGGACCTCGACGCCGGACTCCTCCTGGTCCTGGTCTGGCTCCTGGAGGTTCTCCTCCTCAATGTCGATCACAGCGTCCAGTCCGGTCATACGCTTGGCTCCAGCCGTTCCTCTATGACCCTCTCGTTCTGTCCGGGAGTCCACTTGTCTGGATATTCCTGGGACGTAAGCCGACATGCTCGACTTGTCGGCACCACATCATAGAATGCTCTCGCCTCCCGGAGCAGCTCGAACCTTTCGCAGTCGTGAAGGTGCGTTCGGTTCGGGCCGTGCTGCACGAAGTACAGCTTCGTGGGTCTCGTGCTCATAGCCACCTTCCCCACCGACGCTCCCAGGCCGAGCTGCCGATGTTGTGGAAGAACTCCTCGACGTCCTCGCCGTTGTGTCCACGGCGTCCGCGACGGTACGCCCGGAAGGGTGCTATCCCTTCCACCCAGTCGGAGGGGAGCTTGTCGATGTTCCGGAGGGTCCCCTCTATCTGTGTGAGCATCGTCTCCTCGGCCCAGGCCATGACCCGGCCCCGGCGCTTCCGGACGCCCCAGGCCAGCCGCCTCAGCGGGAAGACCTCGGTCGTCCAGGTTATCTCCCCGGTTCCGTACCAGATATCGAGGTACACGAAGTCGTACTTCACGCCGCACCGCTTCACGTACCAGTGGACGTCTCCGCCGACTATGTTCATCTTCGGCGTGGCCACGTGCTCCCACACCAGGTCGATTATCTTCGGCTCGATCTCGACGACCGTCACGCTGGTGACGCTCGGCTTGTCGGCTATCATCCGCGCCACGTATCCCAGGCCGAGCCCGGCGACCAGGACGTCGCCCTTCGCCGCCGCTATCGCGTCGCGCATCATGAACCGCTCCTGGAAGCTGTCGCTCATGAGGAGACCGTGTCCGCGCTCGACGAGGAACTGAATCACCAGCTCGTGAGGGAGCCGGACCCGCAGCGGGTGGTATCCCATCATAATCGCGTTCCGCATATTCACGACCTCGACCGGCGTGTCCGGCTTCACGCGCTCGTGCTTGATACTGAACTTCCCGCGCTTGCCCTTCGGTATCCGGACGTCCCACCACAACGAGTTGACCAGCTCCTCGGGGTCGAGCCGCTTCTCCATCGGCTTACTCTTCGTACTCATGCCCGTCAAGTCCATCATCAGCAGCCTCCTCCCGCACCTTCTTCCGGCGCTCCTCGTGCATCTTGAGCCAGGCGTTGACGATCTTCCAGCTACCCTGACACCTGACCGGCACGTCGTTGTACACATAATTGACGATCTCGAACATGTGGGTCCTGTTCTCGATGTCCGCCCGACCGAAGGCTTCTTTGAGGTCGTTCGACAGCACGGCCCGGAGGAAGCCGCCCGTCGGTATCCCGTCCTTAACGTATGCGTCTAGTCCAGCCTTCGCGTGGGGTGGTATCTCGCCCGGTCGGTCGATCTCCATAAGCATCACGCCCACCCGCCTCGCGTATTCCATGAGCCTCTTGGCCATTCCCGGTTCACCAGCCTCCTCCAGGTGTCGAGCTATCTGCCGAAGACCGTACGGCTTGCCAGGGTTCTCGTTTATCATCTCCACCAGCAGCTCTATGTGTTCGTACTTCATGCGTCTCCCCTCTCGACCTTCTCCCGGAACTCGGTCAGCTCGTTAGTGACCACGTCCATGAGCGGCAGTCCCTCTTCTTCGGGCAGTACCGATATCGCCAGCACCCGAGCGAACAGTGCAGCGGCACCGGCGAAGAACGCCCGGCGTGTCTCCTGCATCTGCACCCCAGGTATCGGGTCGCTACCGTATCCGGCGCGGAAGTAGTCCGCGTACGCTTTGTCCAGTCTTTCTATCGTCATGTCACTCACCAGTTCCTCCTCTCGTTTCCACCCTGGTCACGTCGACCACAGGCTGTATCTGCAGAACGTCCCCAGTGCCAAGACAACGAACAGGAACACCACGCACCCTATCGCGGTGTACTTCTCCCCCGGTCCTACTGCGCCACAGTGGGGACAGGTCTTCGCAGTCCCCGCCACGTCTCCACCACACGTCCCGCACTTCTTCATATTCCCCTCCTTGCCCTTCTTCTCCTCCACCATCTCGGCCTCCAGTCTTTCCTCAGCGTGAACGCCTCGGCCAAGTCGAAGACGTCCACCAGCTTGATATGCCTCGGCGGTATCGCCGCCCCCACGATGTAGGCGTCCTGGGTCCCGTCATGGTACGGGAACTCCCCGATGGTCCCGCTATGGTGTAGCAGCAGCCGGTCCCCACCTGGTCCGATGATATGCTTCGGGTCATAGACCACCTTCAACAGCACCACATGGGAGACGCCCTTCGTGGCCACTTGCCACAGGACGCTCCCGGCATGAGCTACTCCCGTCTGTTGTTCCTTCCACACCCACACCCCCTCGACCGTCGCGTCCGGATACCAGTGCCCGAGGGTCGGCTTCGTGATCTTGTACGGGGTCAGCCCCTCGCGCTGTATCCGCCCCCAGTTCGCCAGTGATGTGTAGTGCCAGCCTATCATTCTTCTATCCGGGGTCGTACTGACCAGCTCCCTCGTGGGCCGCGTCGAAGTCCGCCTCGTCCACGATCTCCTGCAGGTCGGCTTCGATCTTCTTCCGGAACTCCTCCGGCAGTTCCTCGTCGAACAGCCGCGCCGTCACGACCTCGCGTTCCTCTTCCCCTTCCGGGGGATAGCAGTCCTCCGGAGGTCCGTACACTCGACCGGGGTCCTCGTACCCGCTCGACGTGAAGTCTACCTCCAGGATTCCGCCCTCGGAGGCTGTCCCCGTCACCCCGCTCCAGCTTCTCTTTCCGTCCCTTGTGCTTCGATAGTCAGCCACATTCCCTCCCCTTCAACCGTATCACGTCCGTCCGTGTCAGCGCCACTTTCTTCCCCTTCTTCCCTTCTGCCGTTCCGTCCTCGCGTTTCATCCGAACGATTTTTTTGTGATTTTCAGCGCCCCACCCTCCGGAAAAATAGGTCACCGCCGCAAGTTCGGGCTCTACTATCGGATCGCGTTTCCTCCCCGTCTTGTACGTCACCACCAGCTTCTCGTCGACCAGGACCTTCGTCGCCAGCTCCCGCGCCACCCGGTCCCCGGTCCCCGCTTGCTTCGCCAGCATCACCAGGCGACCGACCACCCGCTCCACTTCCTTCTTGTCTCCCTCGATCACCTACGTCTCCGGATACTCGTATATCGGAGTCACGTCCTCGTCCCTCTCCAAGGCCTCCCGGCTTGACTCGGCCATGACTTTCAGCCTCGTGGCAGCAGAAATCATCATTGAATTCGTCCTCTCCGCCGCCCTCTTCATCTTCCAAATACACCAGGACTGCAGAAGCGACATTATCGCTAGTCCGAAACATATCACCATGAGCATTGTCGTTATCATGCTATTCCTTTCTCAGGATTCCGTACCCGACTCGATAGGACGTCCCCTTGTCTGTCACCACCGAGACGGTCACCTTATTGACACGCCTCACTGTCCCGCGAATCGGCACCCCCTTTCTGTCCATGAACACGACCCGGTCGCCCTTCTGGTACTTGGTCGACTCCAGGGCCGCTTCCTTCCGCTGAGTCTCCCGGAACTGTTCCTTCACAATGTCGAACGCTTCCTTCAACTCCTCGCGGTTCATCTCTCGGACCAGGACCCGGAGAGTGTCCAGCTTCTCCTGTGCCACCAGCCTCACCCCCTTCCATCATAAAGGAACCGGACGCTTTTCAGCCACTCGCCTCCCACCGCCGTGTTGGGTTTCCCCTCATGCGCCACAGCCTTGTCCGCTGTGCGTCCGGTTGACCTATCCTATATCTTCTGTACGTGCTTCTTCCATAGCTCGTGCGCCTCGGCGTCCGTCTGCGGGAGATACGTCCCGACATGGTACGACTCTCTGTCCTTCGCCCCCACGAGGACAACGCACGGACCCGTCATGTGGACGTCCTCGTCCCTGTACCCGAGAGCGTGTACGCCGCTCCCTGTCGGAACGCGAAGGAACACCAGACTCTCCCTCAACTTCTCCGCGACCTCCCTGGGAGTCCAGGCCCTCGGCATTGCGAAGTCGCTCTTCTTCCCTGCAGCATCGAAAGCTCGATAGCTGTACTTCCTCATGACTCCCTCCTCTCGTTTCGTTCCGTAACCCGGCGGACGGTCCCGGAGGACCGCCCAACAGGTCCGGGGTTACTTCGTGGTGTTCTCGAACGGCTTGTCCCACTTGCCGACGCCGTAGTGGGCGTAGAAGTTCGTATCGAAGTAGTCGATCATGCCGTCACTGTCGTCCCGGCGGTAGCTGCTCACGTACCCGGACACGTACTTCATGATCTCGTAGGCCCTCTCGCTCAGGAGTCCGCCGCGCTCGTGGTACGTCTCGAAGTTCTCCTCCCAGTGGTATTGATTCACCTGGGTGTATCCCTTCTCTCGGTCGTACTCCAGGCGCTTCACGCGCTCCTCGACGTCGCGGTCGTCCCGGACGTGGCTCTCGCTTGCCTTCTCGGTGAACGGGTCGAACGGACCCGAGGCCAGCGAGACATATATCGACTGTCCGCCGGAGTACCGCTCTATCCTGACCGAGAACTTCGAGGCCGGGAACTTGCCCTTGAGTTCTTTCCTGACCAGCTTCGCTATGTCCTTGATGTCCAGGCTCCGGTCGAACTTCTCGCCCTCCCACCCGTGTCCCGTGTAGTTCCTCGCCGCCGTCTTCTCTTCCATAGCTTCCTCCCCGTTTTCTCCGTGCCCCAGGTTGTCGGTTTCGTTCCTCATTCTGTTATAGTATACCCTTTATTTTCTTTTCGTCAAGGTTTCGGGGGCTTTTTCTTCATGTTCCTGAGTCGCTCTAAGTCCTTGTTCTGTCATGGGTTCCCTCAGCCGATAGAATTCTTTTCACATTATTTTACGTCGCGGGATTGACGTGCTGTAAGTCGTTGCAGCACAACGACCTCGCGGTCGGCTACTCAGCGGCCCCTTTCAGCCTGGGCTCCGCTGCCATTGCGTTCAGCTTCTTGACCAGGTCCAGGCGCTTGAACTCCAGGTGCAGGTTCCCGTTCAGGTACGCCTTGAACTTGAAGTACTCGGTCTCGCCTACGCCGCCGGTCTTCCCCGCCTCCGTGACCTCGTCGTGGAGTGGCCCACCGTACGACTTGATAGCTCCCTTCCCGTCGAGCAGCAGGAAGACATTGTCCAGCGTCCGGTAGCATTGCTCCCTGGAACGATTAGGCTCTACCCCTCCCCCGGTCCACCGCAGCGATACCATTCCATCGAGTATCACCTTGCGCCCGACATCGAACTTGCCGTACTTTTCGTTCGTCTTGTATTCCGGCCTCCATGCCGATTGCCTCGCCGCCGGTCGCAGCATATCAAAGACTTCGCGCACCAGCTCCAGCACGTAGCTGTCCGCGTGTTCCCCGAAGTGTCGGGCCATTCCCTGCATATTCTCTATCGTTAGGTCAGGGAGTTTCCCCTCCTCCAGTTGCTTACCGAACTCGTTCGCCCTCTTGGTCGAGAGCATCCGCTTGAACTCTGCTATGTCGGCTATCGCCCTCCACGCATCCCTGGTGATCTCTTTCAGTACGGCCTCGGCCTCGTCGGGACCCACGCCGTAGCTGTTACGTCTCCTGACGTTGAACCCGGCCCTGTCCTGGAACACCGCTTTCAATCGGTCCTCTGCTTTTTTGAGGAAAGCATAGCCGCGATGGATTTCGCCACACGCCGCCGTGTAGTTCTCGACCATCGTGGTCGCCGTCGACCTCGGTATCAGTTCCTTCGTCGTCGGCTCGGTCACGATCTCCTCCCCTCGTCCAGGTTCCGGCATTCGTCACAGAACAGCGCCGGGTCCTTCATTGCCAGCCGCGCCTTCGGGACACTGGTCGCCCCGGACGTGGTCCCATGAGCGTCACACACGACCGCGTACTTGCCCTCCACGTCGATCTCCTGGAGAGCCCCTACATATATGACCACCTTCGAGCCGGGGACGTACGGGTTCATGCGCTCCGCGACGTATCCCGGCTCCGTGTTGTGCTGCTTCCTCAGCATCCGGTGATCTCCACGGCCCACTGGGTCAGGCTGTGGTCGATCTTGTAGGCGATACCCTCGCGCTGCAGCCCGGCCAGGTACGCCGCCAGCAGTCGCGCCCCGTCGTCCGTCTTGTCAAAGCACACCAGCCTGTCCACGTTCACGTCGGTCCCCCTCTCTACAGTTCCCACACCAGGTCGATCTCGACCCACACGCCCCGAGCACCCTCGACCGCTGCCGGTTTCACCTTGACGTAGTGGGTGAGCAGCTTCGTCCGGGGGTCCTCCTCCGTCTTGCTCTCGTCCATCCATATCCCGACCGCCGCGCCTCCCGTCGGTCGCTCGTACTTGACCAGGTCGCCCTTCTCGAACTTCGCCGTGGTCTCGTTCATGCCTTCACCGAACAGGACGCTTCCGCTGAGGTTATCGTTATATGTCCAGCAGAGGGATGATGCTTGAGAATCCAAATAGCTTCCGCCATGTTCAGCACGTCAGGAAGTCCAGCACTGAAATATCCACAGTCCGCCACGCACACGATCTTCTTGCCGTCGAGCGCAAAGCCCACACTTGCGCGTTTTCCGAAGTATCCGTCCGGCACGGTGCCGTGAGCGAATACCGCAGCCTTGGCCTCTTCATAGTTCATGTTAGCGCCTCCTCCGCCGTAGGAATAGTCCGGCCCGGTTACCATCGGGAAGTTGTCGGTCAGAGCCATGTCTTTCTCCTCTCGTTCTCGTTACATCATAGTATACTCTTTGTTCTCTTTTAGTCAATCCTTTGGGGGTATTTTCTTCGCGTTCAATGGTCGGTATAAGTTCTCCCGTATCAGCATGTTCTGACGGGACCTAGAAATATCTTCACATTATTTCACGTCAGGGCCTTGACGTGTTGTAAGCTGTTGGCATGTAAGAACCTTGTGGGTCGCCTCCGGGCGCGCTCGATTGCCTTCAATATATAAGGCTCTGCCGGTCGCCGGGTTCCGGGCCGTCAAGTGGGTGTCGGGGACCTGTTGGCCGCTGTTGGTGACCTGGGGAGAACGTGGTCGTCGGTCGCTCCGGTAGTCCTGGGTGTTGGTATGTTGGTAGTTCTCAACAGCTACGCGACAAGTTTCCCACAGCGTCGCGCTGGTCGGTTCCCGCGCCTAGCCTTCTGGTTGCGTCGACCTGGTGCAAAGTTACCAACATTACCAACATTCTTATAAATACGGATAATATCTTTATAGACTATCTTATTATAAGAAGCACTCAGGGGGAGCTGGTCGCCCGACGATTTGCCTCGATTTGAAGACGCAACAGCACGCCCGCGTCGATTCCCCATGTGTCACGATCTCTGACCACATCTTGCAGTGGTCCGTCCTTCGACAGCTTCGCCTTGAACTGGACACCCGCCGGTATGATGTAGAGCTGGTCCCCTTCCGGGAGGACCTCCGGCCCCTTCGTCTCTGGACATCCGGAGCACAGCAGGGCAACGAACAGACACAGCACCAGGAACTTCTTCATATTCTCCTCCTATGTGACGTCGACGTAGCGGACCTTCCGCCTCGCGCCCGACCGTACGCTTGCTCCAGGGTATCCATCTTCCGGAGGAGCGACTGCTTCCTCCGCCGCGCTTTCTCCTCGGGGGTCATGAAGCCGCCGAGGATGTTCAGTACACTCAGGATTATCTTGAGTATGGTCCCCACGTCTACCTCCATAGAAAAGGGGCGGAGGTTATTCCCCCCCGCCCCCGGTTCGTGAACTAACCGCCGACGACGTTCGCCAGCTTCCCTTCGATCATTGCCCGGAACTTCGGAAGGTTCGAGACAATCAGCTCTCGCGCTCGTTCCTCCGTCAGGCCCGGCACCTTCTCGCACAGCTTCTTGACCGCCTTGTGGAATTTCTCCTCCCACGTCAGCTTCGCCTGTCCGAGTTTCAGCTTCTTCGCGCTGTACTCTTCGGCGTACCCGATAGCATCCAGCGTGAATCCGGATATCATCTTCTTCTGCGATTCCTTCAACTCGATACCGTACTTGTCGGCCAGTTTCGTGAGCAGCTTCAATACGAACCCGGCCAAGACAACACCGACACCCTTCCACAGCATAGACCACACCATGTCGATTGTCTTCCCGACCTCGCTCTGCTCTCCTCCTCCCTCGGCTCCGAAGAGCACCAGGGGAAGGACGACTACCAGCAACAGCACCAACACCCAGGACCACCTACGCATCTACATCACCCCCTTTATCTTCTACTCTCCTCATTCTCACGACGTGCCCGTCGATATCTAACTTAACCCCGCTAACGTCTCCCTGGTCGAGCCTGGACATCTCAATCGCCCGGTCGATGATCTCCCCGAGGGTCTCGCCCTCCAGGGTATCCTCAGCCGTCGTCCCTAAGCCGTGTGTCCATGTCCGGAATGTCAGCCTCATCAGTGCTTCCCTCCGCCGTTCAACCCCTGGAGGACCTTTATCATTTCCTTGTGCTCTTCGCGCTGGAACTCGTGGGCTTGCTTCACCATCTCATGGAAGGACTTGCTGTTTTCGTGCTGCTTGATACGTTCACCGTGCATGACCTTGATCTCTTCATGCCAGGCGGTGCGCTCCGACGACGCCTCGTTCCGCTCGACCGCAGCCTGGGATAATAGGCCAGTCCTCTCAAGGGAGAACTTCTCCCGCTCCTCGGCCATTTCCTTCGCTATCCGGTCCCAGTGTTTCACCGCCCACTTGAGCAAAACGTAACACAGGAGAAAGAATCCCCCGGCCATGCCTAGCTGTTGTGCAATCTGTATTCCTGTGCCCATACGTCAGTCTCCCTTCTCGATTACCTGTTCATCCTCCGGCCACTCCATCACCTCCTCCAGTATGGCCACCTTTCCCACTGTTTGCTGGTACTCTTTCTCCAGGCTCACAAGGCGCTTCCTCAGCTCCTCGATTTTCATGAACACCATCTTCTTCGTGATCTTCTGTCCCAGGGCATCCGGCGTCGCCTCCATTGTCTTCTCCTCCCGCCTCCTCGTCGAAGGCTTTCAAGATTTCCTCAGAACTGTAGTCCATGCAACGGTCGTCGAATTGGCACTCCCACATGAACCCAGTCGGTTGTATGTCGAACAAGTAGCTGTTCGGCCTGTGGCACATCGGCGTCGGACACGCCTTTCGCGTCAGGTTCCGGTGCTCTCCATAGCCGAGCACCTTCGGATTCGTTCCGCCCCACATGCACACGGTCCTCTTCCCGAGAGCCGTGGCTCCGTGGTAGAGGAACGAGTCGATGCACAACACGTGCGGGACATGCAGCAGCAGCGCCAGGATAGAACGTACCGGGAAGTTGACTATCTCCGCCTTGCTCGGGTGGAACTGGGTGTCGTGGCCGACGCTGCCGACCATGAAGCCGCGCTCGACCAGAGCGTCCGTGATCTCGGTGACGACATCCTCCGGAAGCGACCGCCGGTACATGGCCGACTTCGCCGTAATCTTCGCCTTCTCGCTGCGGTCGTCCGGCTTCTTCCCGCCGTTATGCTGGAAGAGGACCATCTTCCGGTCGAAGCCCTCCAGGTAGACCCGAGCCATGCTTCGCTCGTTGTCAGTGAAGTACAGCTCCGGGTGGACCCCAGTGCAGGGGACGCCTATCAGGTCACACCAGCACTCGACGAAGTGCTTCCGCCCGTACACGTAGTTGAACGCCGTGTACGGCTCGACGTTCAGGACCGCCGTCTTCGATTCGAGAATGTAATCCTCGAAGAAGTAGAGCGGGTTCCCGACATTCACGACGCGCCGGATGTGTGGATTCTTGAGAAAGACATCCGGGCATGTTGCCACGACCGTGAGGTCCTTCTCGGGATATGCTGCCTTGATCGACCGGACGACCGCCGTGGCCATGATGTTCCGACCGATACCACCCTGGACGACGAGGGCTATCTGCTCGGCGTCCTCCATGTCCTTCGCAATGTCCATGCCTTCCTCCTAAGCACTTATATCCGGAGCTTCGTCAGCCCCACCTTTTCATTCTAAGCGTAGGCGATGGTCAGAAAATTCACCATCCCACCGCTGTCGAGAATCGTCCCCGCCTCCGTTGTCTCGGTGAGGGAATACATCTTCCGATAGTTGCAGCAGTACGCCGCCCCCACCCAGGTACAATAATAGTATCGACACACACAGTCCACTATATTACAACACCAGAAGCAAACCTCCTGGGTAATATTTTTCACACACGCCCGCCCGCCGATGTGCCCCTGCCTGTTCGGGAAGTAGGCGTGGCACTCGATACGGAGAGCCCAGTGCGCGTCGACGCATACGCAGCACACGTAGTCCGTGATATCCTGACAAGCGGAGGCGTAGAAGTTCTCGCATCCGCTCTGCGCTGCCGGTGGAAACACACAGCACATTGTCGCGCAGTCTCCATAGCATCCGACTATAACTCCCGCCGCCTGGTCATGGTCGTGGGGCAAGCACCAGCACATGCAACCGTAGAGGTCGTATCGTAGCGTCCCCTCGCACACCATCTTCGTGCACGTGTCCCAGTGTCCGAAGCTGAACCCCTCGGAGTCCGAACAGCAGCACCAATTCCCGAGTGAATCGCATCCGGGCAAGTAGTACACGGTCCATATCAGGCAACGGTCGGACCTCGTGATGCAACAGCAGGCCCAGTACGACTCGTCAACCGGGTAGGTGTAGCAGCACAGGTTCCGCGTATATGCTCCGCTGCAGATTCCGCTGTCCACCCAGGTCAAGCACACCTGATAGAGCTGAATGTTCCAACAGTCCGAGGGCGTGAGCTGAGTCGAGTCGAGGACCTGACACTCGATATATGTCGTCCCCATTGTTGTGATCGTCGTGTGAGCCTGCTCGTAGGTATGACACTCTCCGCACCACACCCCGCAGCCAGCCGCCCGGTATCTGACCTCGTAACACAAGAGCCCGTACTTCCAGGTGTCCGGCGCGGTGCTGTGACATGCAAGCTGGAACATTTCCTTGACCAGGACCTCGCACGTGCACACGCCGGTCGTGACGGTCTGTCCGAAGTCACAGAGATAGATACACTCGGGCCGCGTCCCACCGGAGATTGAGAGCTTCGCGTGGACGTCGAACTTCCAGCCGTAGTTCGAGGACACCGTCGGGTCTCCGTACTGGGTGAGATTCGCGTGATAGACACACCACTCCTGACAGTCCGATAAGTAGCTGCAGTCGTATGATATCATGCTCCGGATTCCGACCATGACCTCCGGCTGCTCGTACCATCCACACAAGCACACCGTCGACCCGGCACAGGCCGAGCCGCTGCATATCCGCTTCGCGTATGGTATCTCACCCCATCGGTGATGGAACTTGAGGGAGCCGTGGTCGAGGTAACTGTAGCTGCAGCAGCAGTACGAGTCCGGGTCTATCAGGCACAGCTCCCCGGCCTCCAGCTTCACGACAGCACGTCCGCAGCAGTCGTACGAGTACAGACCGGCGTCGTTGAGTTCCGTCCTCTGACAATCTGCCGAGGTCATGATACACGCGCCGATGATCGTCCCGGCGGTCATGCAACCCAGGTCCGCCGACATAGCGGATATCTGTATAATGTTCATCTTCTCGGCGGTTATCTGATTCGCTCCCAGGTGTGCCGTGAGAATCTGACCCGCTTGTATACTCCGTGCACTGATTGCACCTTCGCCGACATGTACCGAGTTAATCGCGTTCGGCCCGATGTCCCCCGAGTTCAGGAGGACCGGGTCGGAGCTGACGACGTTCGACCACTCGCCGGGTCCGTACTTGTCGACGGCCCTGATTCTGTAGTAGCTCGGGTCGTGAGGCATGAGCACCACCGCGCTCGTTCCCTGACTCTTCGCGTAGAGCTGCTCGTGAAGGACACCCTGCGGGTCCTCTTCTCCCTGGAACTCGGGGATGTCGTTCTTCCATATCTCGTACTCGACCAGGTCCGCGTCCGTGCTGTCATCCCACAACAGCATCACTTTCTGAAACAGAGGGGACAGCGTGAGCGATATCGCAGCCGGTGCCGGATTGATAGGACTCAGCGTCGCCGCCTGGTCAGAGAACTTGCCGCTGGTGTTGTACGCCTTGATAAGGTACTGAATCCCCGACCGCGCTGCAGGTCGCGCCAGATAGAACTTCTCGGCGCGGCCTCTCCATATCAGGTTCGAGTCCGTCGTCCCCCAGTTCAGCTCGTTCGTCCGTATCTCATACCCGGCCAGGTTCTCGTCGGTGCTCGGTTCCCAGGTGAATTGTATCCCCTCCTCGAACGTGTAGGAGAATCCATCGACCGCCGCCGGTCCCTTCTGCCAGCCCTCTATCGCCACCGCGACCTGGGGACTGGTCGCCGGGACCTTTTTCTCCCCCTCCTCCGTAACCGAGACAACGGCGAAGTTGTAGGTGCTGCCAACAGCCAGGGCTCGGCGCACCTGGTGCATGTCCTTGTCGGTCTCGCCGACGAACTCCCAGGAGCCGCCGCTATTGTCGGATACCCATATCTCGAACTTGACGACCTTCTTCACCCATCGGCTGCTCGTCGCCGGTTTCGTCCACGCTATGTTCACGACGTCGTCGATGCTGCCGTCCCCGAGCCTTGTGACCTGCTCTTCCCCGGTGACGTTCGAGGCGTTCGGGATATCGAGCGACAGGTAGCTCCAGTCAGAGTCCGGGAACACGACGCCGCTGTAGTCGTACGCCGTCGCGTTGTATTCGACGGCCCCGATGAAGACGTTCCCGTTGCTCATTCTCTCGACGGAGGTCACGCGATACAGCTTCGTGACCTGATTCGTTATACCGAAACTCCAGACGTCGTAGCTCTCCGGCGTGAAGCTGAACGCCGGAGTGACGTTGACCTCGTTGTAAAATCCCGCGCTGTCGGATATCGTCCGCGTCTCCAGGGTATCGTCCGCGTTGTTCCGGAGTTGTATCTGGTACGTCTTTCCGAGTTCGAGTTCTATCGTCTTGTCCAGTACGACCTTAGTGGTCGTCGAGCCGGCCTGGACCCGGCCACCCTCTCCCCACTGCGGAACGTCATGCTGGAACTGAACGACGTCGCCGGGCTGACAGTTCACCGCGTCCCACCCGGTCTCGAAGTCGATGCTCTTCCGGTTGAGCTTCAACTTGTTCAGGATGATCTTCCCCTCTCGGAGAGCCTGGGACATTCTGGTGCAGCCGATGAACTGGAGGGACTGTTCCCGGAGTTCTTCACCCGCTGCGATAGATGTCTCGTCCGCGACCTCGATGGTGGTCCGGTTGTAGTTGCTATCCTTGTTCGTGTAATCCAGGCGGACGACGTTCGGGACCCCTTTCTTCGAGAGATAGCGGAGACTGAACGAATCCTTGACGATGTTCCCCATGTTGAACATCTGGACCGGGTCTTCGGCCTTCTCCACCAGGAGGCGGACCATCCCGGACGATACGTTCATGAGCCCCCGGAACGTCGAGCACATCCGATAGATTATATCAAGCGCCGGTTCGTTCGTATCCAGCACCAGGTCGAGCCTCATACGTTTCTCGGCCACGCCGTTCAGGTCGTCGATGCCCTCGTCGCAATACTTCGCCGCCGCCAGGAAGGACGCCTCGTCGATGTCGTCCGTTGTGATGTACTGACCGAGCCCGGCCCGTTCGTCGAGGAGCAAGTCGCGGACACACCACGCCGGATTCGCACAGAAATCAGTCTTGTACGAGACGCCGTCCCAGGTGCACACGCTGTCCGTGCCTATCAGCTTGAAGGTACTCGCCCCCCCGTCCCAGTAGTAGTCCTCCCAGTCGACCGGGTCCCCCAGGCCGTCGTAGACGTCGGGGACTCGTACTTTCTTCCCGCTCACGACACAGGTCACGTTCGGGAGTCCGCCCTTGAGCTTCTCACTCGCCAGGAGCCGGAGCCCCAGGAGAGCGGTCCCCGGATATTGGAGGTCCTCGGTGGTGATCTCGTCCACGGACAGGACCCGGACGGTCCCGAACCTGGTGGAGCCTTCGTCCTCGGATGTCTTCGTGAGTCGTATCTGGTATTGTCCGGGCGTCAGGTACTCGCTCTTGAAGTATCGCTTGAACGGAGAGCGGGTGTTCTTCTTCATCTCCATGACGCCGTAGGATATCCACTCCGGGTCCCCGGCCAGGCGGTACTCTATCCGAATCGCCGCGTACCAGCTCGTCTCGTTCTCGTTCGCGTCGACCTGAAACATCTTGTCGTACTGGAACTCGATATTGAAGCACTCGCAGTCCGTCTTCGTCGTCGTGTATTCGTACGGGACGTTCCTGGGAAGCGCCTCGCTCACTGCGACCAGGCCGTGCACGTCGCCGAAGTTCTCCATAGCCGACTGAGAGGAGGTCCCCTTCCTGACAGTGATCTCCGCGTACTTCCCATAAGGGTCCCCCGCCGCGTCGCCGTAGTAGTCCTCGACCGGGTTCCCGTCTATCTTGACGTTCGATATTGCCTCGATCTCTCCCTCGCATACGGCAAGCAGCATATTGAGCGTGTCGTGTTCGCCCTCCTCGACATAGACGTTCACTACATTCGGTGCGATAAGGTGGCGACCGTAGACGACAGGAAGCGACAGCCCGACATCGGCGTTCATTCTCGCGCCGTTCCATCTGTAGGTCGGACTCTCTTCGAGGGGTGCGTCGTCCGCCGGGATAAGAGCCGCGTCGTCGACCGGCAGCGCCAGCCGCGTCGTCGTCAGTGCAGCGAATATTGTGTCGAGTCCCATGCTATACCACCGTCATGAATATGGCTTCGGTTATTCCCACGTCGTCCTTCATGCTTCTGTACACGTCGTTGACTTCTCTCCGCGTCGTCACCCTTATGTTGTCGTGGTGCCACTGTTGTATATCAGGAGGCGTCCCTTCCTTCAAGAAGTTGAACCTAATCGCACTGCTATATCCTCCGTCGCCTGTTTCGTCACATGCTGTCCCCTGATACTTTCCGTCAACATAGACATCGACTATCAGGAGCCCACCGCTCTCGTAGGTTCCGGCAGCACTCACTCGCAGCTCGATGTCGTGGTAATTTCCGTCCTGGATGTCTATGTCGAGCAAGATCAAGGTCAGGTTTATCGTGATGTACGGATAGTCGAACCTCACATAGAGTTTCTGTTCTGTCCTCAAGTACCACTGGACGACCCATGATTGGGTGAAATCTTCCTTGTATCGGAACTTGACTTCGTACAATGCGGGGTTCGTGAACCCGGTGAACGTCTTCACTATCTCTATCTTCTTGTACCCACCTGTCCCGTACAGTATCCACCGCCACTCGCCAGCGGGGTTGACATCCGCCACGGCGTTCCCGACCACCGACTTGCTCCAGGCGTTCGTCGTGTAATCGTCGCACGGTTCCAACATGAACGGGTACGTGTACGTCGGCTGCGTAACATCTTCGGCGACGCTCACGTCCTCGGACACGCTCATGGGAATGATACTGAACGTGTACATGGTGACGTCTTCGGTCACGTTCACGTTCTCGACAGGCTGTAGCGCCAACGCGCTCCAGAAGAACTCTACGTCCTCCGTGATTCCCACAACATCGGCAACGACACCGACCTCGACCACGATGTCCAGGACGGATATCGTCTCCGTTATCAGGACGTCGTCGGAGACGGAAACATACAGCCAGTATGGAGCGGTCGCGGCGTATTCGGTGACGGTGATCTCGTCGAAGAACTCCACCGCCAGGGTGTCGAACAGGGCCGCGAAGTTCTCGACCACCGTGACCGTGTCGTCGATCTCCAGCAGGAACTCCATGAACATGTTCACGGACTCGTCGACCGTGCCCGTCAGGTCCTCGAACACGCTCACGTCGATGGGGACCTCCAGGTCGATGTTCTCGACGATGCTCAACAGGTCGACACCGACGATGTCGTCTATCTCGGGAATGACCACGTCGGCCTCGGTGACGCTGACGTCCTCCTGTGCTGACAGGAATATAATGTCCTGTTGTAGCTGAACATCTTCCAGGACGAATAGCGTCTCGAACTTGTCCACCAGGAATAGCCCCGCCAGGTCAGCCGACTCCGTAACGGAGACCGTATCGTATACCCCGATGTTCTGCGGGAGTATGAACGGGACCAGCGCGACGTTCTCCTCGACCGTGATGTCTGTCGTCAGGCTCGTGTCGTTGTCGCGGTGCCACACGTACCGGATGTTCCCCTGCTCCAGGAGCAGCAGCTCGATGTCGTCTATCCGGCCAGAGCCGTCAGTCGTTCCTGTCGTCGCTATCTGTATCTGTCCATTGCTGACACTCCCGCTCCTCCTGGTGTCGGCGAATCCCCTCGCCGCCCAGTCGCCGTCGATGTAGACGTCGACCAGGAGACCCTCCCCGTCTTCGCACTCTTCGAGGACCCGCAGCTCGAACTCGACCCAGTTGGACCTCGCGTCGAACAGGTTGAACCACCAGTCCCCCGAGTTCAGCGCCAGGCTTCCGGACGCGCCCTGATTCTGGTATAGCGTAAACCTGAACCGGAGACGGTCGCTCCCCACCGTTATGACCAGGCTCCCATCGTCGCCGACGATCTTGTACTTGAACTTGAGGCTGTAATACCGCTGCAGGTTGACGCCGGTCGTCCGTGTGCGCTGCCCGACGTTGTCCAGGCCGTCGCCGGTTATCAGGAAGGACCCCGAGTCAGAGACGAATGACCCGGTCCCGGTGGACTGGTCATTCCAGCCGCTCACACTGGAGCAGTCGTCCTCGTACAGCAGGTCCACTACGTCCAATCCGACCAGGTCCTCGACCGTGATGTCCTCGGTCGCCGGTATCCTCCAGGGTGGTTCCGTCCAGGAGGCAAGCTCCTCGCTCACTGTGACCTCGTCGCTGACGGCCACGTCGAGGATATCATAGGCCAGGGCGACGATTTCCCACACCCAGGGGCTCTCGTAGACGCTCAGGTGCAGCTCGTCCAACACCAGGGCCACGTCCTCGACGACAGGGACCTCCTCGACAGGGGTCCCCACGTTCACCCAGTCCTGCCAGGTCTCGAAGTCCTCGACCACGCTAACGGTCTCAGAGGCTTCGAGAATGAGCACGACCTCCCCGGCGAAGAACTCCGTCACCGTGAGGACCTCGTCGACCGGCACAGGGTAGTAGACGCCCCAGGTCACCAGCTCCTCGACGACGACGAACTCGGTCACCTCCAGGTAGAGGATGTCGGGGGCCAGCGTCACCGACTCGGCGACGAATATCAGCTCGTCCGGTATCGCGCTATTCGGTTCCCCGAGTCGCATCTTCGCGTCGTACCATAGCTGCTCGTCCGCCGCTATGTTCTCCAGGCTTCCCCCGGAGTAGGCCGTGAACTTCGCGGCGTCCGCTGCCACGACCTTGAACTCGTACACCAGCTCGTCACTCTTCCCGAGTTCGACGAACGTGTCCTTGTAGACTCTCGATTCTCCGGAGGTCTCGCGCTCACTGACGACCGTGGCGAAGCGTGTCCACGTCGTGTCCCCTGCTTCCCGGAAGTAGCACTGATACCGGCCCTCGTATAAAACGGGGAGGGCGTCGTCGCCGTCCTTCACCCACCCGTATCCCCGCAGCTTGATACGGAAGTCAACCGACGCCGAGCCCGAGACGATGGTGTTCGTCCACAGCGACTCGGCCTGACTCGCTATCTCCGCATCTTTCCACTGTTGGTATCTGTCGTACATCAGCTAATCAGCCCTGTCGTTTTCACTTCATCGTGACAGATATTGCAAACTGTCAGTCCATTACTGACGTCCCAAAACTCGGGCCATTCATGTAATGCTAATTGCAGCAAAGCCTCTTTATCGTCACTGGGGCTGAGATAATTGTAGTGACATAGAAACTCTGATATCAAAACACTAAACGATTTTCTGCGGTGGTGGGCTTCCAGGTTCCCACCCTTATCATCACCACAAATCGTGCATCTATAATTATCACGACTGTAAACACGCTCACGCCATTCCCGATAGAGCCCGCTGTTTCTAATCATTCCTCGTAGTGGCGTTCTGCCATCAATGTATCGTGGGCTATCTTTGCCACCACTTTTCAATCTTCCCTCTTTGTAAGCCAGCCTGACTCCTTCGCTAACCTTCTTATTCCAATGGATTGTTCGTCCAGTAAGAGTCTCCGACAATTTATGTCTTGCTTGTGGTGAATTCATCGGATTTAATTCTCCTCTTACAGTCATGCAGTAACTACAGGAACAATCATTCTTATGTAGATGCAGTCCGTAATCATTCTTTCTGTCTATAGACCATTTCTTCTTTGTCTCTTCAGAGTGTCTTTTCCCTTTGAATCCATTGTTGAACTTTCCCTGCCATTTATTCTGGCATAATCTTGAACAATAGACTCTATGAGTACTATCCAAGACACCATTACAATATTTGCAGTGTTTCATCGTATTAGCAATCGTTTCATCGGGATTCCGGGGAAACCTCCGTATCGTTCGGCGTTGTTCAACTCTCGGCATCTCTGCAGCGTCTTGTTACACGTCGACTCCGCGCCAGCGTATCCGCAGTCCGTCCCCTGGAACTGGAACAGACAGTACCCCCGGAAGAACGTCCGCCTCGGCAGCTTGATATCGAGCACGTCGAGCGAAGGGGCCAGCGTCAGCTCGACACCCGCTTGGTTTGAGCTGGAGTCTTCGACGTAGAACGTGTCCTCCATGTAGCAGTTCGGGTTCCCTATCTCGTCGTACCACACTAGCCTTATGACGATCTTCTTCTGACGAAGGCCGTCGTAGTTTTCGAGGTAGGCTTGAATCTCCCGCGACACGTTGCCGAGCCGCATCGTCACCATGTCGACGCGACCGGCGAGTCCTTCCTTGATAACGTCGTGGCTGACAGTGAAGGGAGTGTACGTCACGCCGTCGAAGTTGACGGTCGTCGGCCAGCTCGTGTACCTGAGCCACAGGTTGCTCACGGCGTCGTACTGTATCGAGTACAGGAGAATCGGCCTTATCGTTTCCGCGTTCTTCTGCGCTTTGAACGCATCTATGACGGTCTTCATTTTAGAATACCTCTAGAATTACCACGCTACCGAAGTAAGCGTTAAAGTATCGCCTCTCCAGGTCGAAGCTGTCCTCCTCGAACCTCACGGTCCTTGTGATTCCGTCTATCGGATTCGTGAACTCGAACGTATCCAGGGGTCCACTCTTCGACTCGTAGAAGTCGCGCACATTCTCGGCCTCCGCCTTTCCCATGACGGGGAACGTGATGGTGAACTTCTTCCTGGACCGCCCCCACTTGTCTCGCCGCTGCTCGACACCGTTCTCGAACTGAGAGACCATGATGCTCCGAATCGTCTGCTCGATGAATGGATACCCTCGGAGGATATCGTTGAAGGCCGCGTCAATTCCCGCAGCTCTCGCCTCTCCGACCAGGACGTACTCGTTGACCTCCAGGTGAATCACCAGGTCGAGCAGCTCGACGTCCTCCGTGGCGGTGATATCCTCCGAGACCTCGACGTCTATCCTGGTGTCGAACACGTTCGTGTACTCGGTAACCGTGATCTCGTCATAGACGTCCGGCTCCAGGGTCCCCGGCCCGGCGGTCAGGTCCTCCACGACGGTCACCGCGTCGAACACATCGACCTCGACGACCTCGTCATGTGTATTGATATTCTCGACCACTGCAACATCGTCGTATACATCGACTTCCAGCTCAAGGTCGGACGTCGAGGCGTACTCCGTGATCGTCACCACGTCGAACACCGACAGGTCGATATCGAGGTCGAGGATGGTCACCGACTCCGCGACGGTGACATCCTCCGCCCCCGACAGTTCGATCACCAGGTCGTTCGTCGAGGCGTACTCTGTAACGATTACGTCCTCCGACGCTTCCAGGTTGAATTCGGCCATGCTGACCGTCAGAGACTCATCGACGTCAAGGACGTCTATGATGTGGAAGTAGGCGAACAGTTCAGGGAGGAGGATCACCGGAGCCTCTGAAATTGCCACGGCCTCGACCACCACTCCCATCTCTATCATGAGGTCGTTCAGGAGCCCGACATCAGTCACCAGGAAGGTCTCGTGCACGTCGATCTCTACCGGCAGCTCTATCTCAAAGTCCTCGACCAGTGCCACATCTTCCGAACCATCCAGCTCGACAATCGGGTCAAGGACGTCCGGGCTCTCCGTCGCTTCGATCTCGTCGTTGACGGATATCAGGAGGATATCGAGCACGATCTCGGGGACCTCGGCCAGCACGACGTAGTCGATTATCCCGAGATAGGCCACGATGTCGAGGTTGAACTCCGTCGACTCTTGCACCGTCAGCGTCTCGGCCACCACTCCGACCTCGATCACCAGGTCGTTCAGTATCGAGACATCGGTCACGAGGAGGTCCTGGTATATGTCGATGTCCAGCGGGAGGTCGAGCTGCAGGTCCTCAGTCAGGGACAGGTCCTCCGAGACCTCAAGTTCGACGACCGGGTCGTGGACGGTAACCGACTCCTCAGTCGTGATAGCTTCCGCCACGGAGATGTTCAACACGTCGAGGAGCATGTCCGCGTCTTCCTGGGTGCATACACACTGATATACTGAGAAGTCGGCCATTATCTGCTCACCCCCTTGACCACTCTCCGCGTGACTCCTCGCTTGATTATGTCCGCGTTTATCGTGTTAATAATCAAGTTCTTATCCAGCAGCCCGTTCACCATGCTCGGGTCGATCACGTTCACGATAGTGACCTCTCCGCTCCCACCCTGTCCTTCGTTCTTTCCCCTTGGCGTCACCGATTCGCCTCGGTGCAACTGGTACATGCCGGTCTCGGGGACGAACGGGGTCCCGCGCTGCAGTGTCCCCAGTCCGGTCGGCCACTCCGACGTCATGCTCCCGAACCCGGAGGAGGAGAACGTCGTGTCGTCGTCAGTAGACGCGCCGTGCAGTGAGCCACTGGTCGCACTCGCTGCCGACCGTACTGAACTCGCCGTCGACAGAACAGTCGAGGCCGCACTCCGAGGAGTAGAGCGGAGGAACTTGCTCCCGCCGCCCTCGCCAGCCTTCGACACTAGCATCCCGTGCTGTCTCTGCAGTGCAGCAGTCTCTCCATCTATTGCGGACGTGTTCGCCCGTCGCGCCTTCGCCACCGCTGAGGTCGCGTCCGCCGACGTTTTCGTCAGGTCGGTTAGTTCCTTGAGTTTTCTAGTATATGAGTCCTGGGACTCCACTCCATCTTCGAGTCGCTTCTTGAGAATCTCCTGGGCCTTCGAGAACGCCTCGGAGCTGAGAGCCGCCTCGTTCATCTTCTTGTTGAGAATCCCCTGAGCCTTGCTGCCTATGTCGATCTCTTTCGTCTTCTGCTTGTCGGCCTCTATCGTCTTGTACTTCGCCTTGAGTTCGTTCTCAAGAGCCATCGACTCGTCGGCGTACTGGTTCAGCCGGTCGATGGTCATGTTCCGGAGTTTCTTCCCCTGGGCTTCGTCCATCTCGCCGGTCTTTATCCGGGCCTCGATCTCCTCCCGGTACTTCTGCTCTTTTTCTATTTTCGTATTCAGCAGCTCGATTCGTTTCTTGTCTTCCTCGCTGACACCCTGGAGCGACTTGGCGTACTCGTTGTTCGCATCGACCAGGCGCTTCGTGTTGGCCTTTTGCTGTTGCGTTCTCTCCGCCGTCGCCGCCGCCAGGTCGTTCTCCGCCTTGCGCCAGTAGTACAGCGCCTCGGCAATCTTGTATATTGCAGTGACTCCGATTGCGATAGTTGCAATCAGTGCGCCCAAAGTCACACCGAGCACGGCAGCACTCGCTCCGGCTCCGACCGTGGCCGGAACGATTGCCGTAATAGCTGCCAGGAGACCACCGCCCCCGAATATCGCCCCGGCGATTGCGGTGATAGCGGGCCACAACGCTCCGAGGGCGAAGACAAGCTGCCCGGCCACTATAAGGAACGCCCCGCCAGCTACTCCCCCCGCGCCGATTCCTGCGGTCCACCTCACTATCCCCTCGGCGAGTTCCTTGTTCTCCTCAATCCAGTCCCTAATGCCCACCGTCATTGCCGGGATTATCTCGGTGCCGAGTTCCTTCATCAGCGGGACCAGCGGCATTATCACCGCGTCCTTCAATTCCCGGAGGCTTTCCTTCGAATGTCCGTACGCCGCCGTCAGCCGGTCCTGTTGTATAGCGAAGTTCTCGTCGACGATACCTGCCCTGGTCTTGAGTTCTATGGCCGTCTGCATGACGCCGTTCAGGTCGTTCGTGATAGCGGCGAGGCCCTTCGACGCCCGGATGTTCGGTATGAGTTTCGACGCTCTCTCCGCCTCGACCTCCCCGAGCTTCCCCATTATCTCTATCAGTTTGCCCTGCGCGACGGCTTGCTGCGGGGTCAGGCCGTACCATTCCTTCATCTGGTCTATTAGGTCTTCGGTCGGACTCTTGAGAGCGTTCAGGATAGCGTTCATGGATGTCGACGCTACGTTCACGTTTCCTATGCCGAGCGTCATTTTTGCGAACGCCGCCATAGCGTCTTCTGCGGTGACACCCATTTCCTTCGCCGTCGGGATGAACATACCCGATGTCGCGGCCAGCTCCGCGACGCTTGCCCGTGCTTTCACCTGGGTCTTGAACAGGAGGTCCGCTGCATCCGACGCGCCGTTCAGCGTGTCGCCGTAGTTCTCCATGAGGGTCAGGAGGCCAGCGGTCGAATCGCCGAGCCCCGCGCCACCGGCCTCGGCCAGCTTCACCGCCGCCTCGAATATCCCCATAGCTTCGGAGGTGGTGTCTGTTGCAGACTTGACATCGAAGAACGCCTTGACCATATCGTTCCGGGAGACGCCGGTGGTGACGGCCAGGCTCCGTATCTGTTCCTCGATAGCGGCCATTGCTTGCTCGTCGCCGCCGAGGAGTATCTCTATATTCTTGAGGCCGTCCTCGAACGAGGCGAAGTCCTTGAGCATGAGGCCGTACGCGCCGGTGATTGCAGCCCCCGCCGTGGCCATGCTTCGGCCAGCTCCGGACATGGCCGTCCCCGCGCCCTTGAGAGACCCACTGATACGGCTCGACATCTCGGCGAAGGACCGACCGATAGCTGAGGCGTGTTTCCCCGCATCCTGAGCGAACGTCCTGATTTTCCCGGTTCCGCTTCCTAGCTTATTCGATAGGTCGCGGATGTCCCCGGTGATTTTCAGGTTCATTGCATCGAAGTCCGGCACGTTCTGCTTCCTCCCGAGTTAGGACCTTCCTGTCAATCTTGTATTCCGCGAACCTCTTGTCCGCCTGGTCCTCGGGCACCGGAGGAGCCTGTCTCACCTGGTGCCCTACGTGCATCACTGCTTCGTTGAACATGTACTCCCACACGCTCAAGTCCTGCAGTATCTCGGTCGGCAGCTTTCCATAACGCGCCGCCATGAAATCTATCGTGGCCACCAGGCCGCGATTCTTAAAGAACGCCTCAAAGTCCTGAGACATAATTTCCGCTTTTCAGCTTGGTATTCTGCCGGACACCACTCCTATCAGGAAGGACTGGTCCTCTTTCTCCAGCTCCCCGTACAACAGGTGCGTGTCCCTCTTCCCTTCTTCGTAGACCATAGCAACCGGAGGGTTGACGATTCCTTTCTCGACCGTGACCTGGAGGAACTTCCCGAACAGCTCGAAGTTTTCCTTCGCCTCTTTGCTCTCCGTGTCCTCGATCTTGCCCTCGACAAGTTCGCCTATGAATTTGAAGAACTCGTTCGGGATGTCATTCATGCCTTCGCCGATGTAGTCCAAAGGCGTCAGCCGCTTAATCTCGAACATGAGGCCCGACGGTGCGACCACCTTCCGGACCTGTGCCATATTGCGCCGGTACTCTTCGACGCTCGTCACCTTCTTCACTTCCTCGACGGGAGCCTCGGCTACCTTCGGCTCCTCGACTGCTTCTTCCGTTTTCGTCTCGTCGTTCTCTTGAGACATCGTCAACCCTCCTAGTTTTTTCCTCTCCGCTTATTCGGAGATTATATCCACGATTGAACCGTACTCTTTCCCGGCGTCCTTCGTCGTGTCCGGCAATATCCGGAACGTCGCGGGTACGACAGTCAGAGCATCTTTCTGGTGGACGAGTTCTCCACTCTCCCACATGACCGCCTTGTAGACGGTATAGATACGGTCGTATCCCTCGGGGGACACGCCACGGAACTCCAGCGTGTGCTCTACCACGTCTTCGTTCATTCCCCAGTCCAGGGTTCTCGTCCCGGCCTGTACGTCTTCAACGACGTCTCCGGTCTGCTCCCAAATAATCTTGAGATTTTCCAGGGTCGCTTCCGCTATGTTCGTCCTTACCTCGAAGGACTCCCGAATCTTGTGAACGCGAACCGGCGCGTACGACTGGTCCACTTCCACATCCATCCTGTCCGCCGTCTTCACGATGGTCACGCCTCCCGACGTGTAACCCATACTCGAAGAGTCGATGGACAGCAGACCTACACCTATGAGAACATTCTGCGGGTCATAATCTGGCATCTAAAATTCACCCCCCTCCATTATTCATCATTCCGTGCTACGACCATGAACCTGACGACTCTCTCGTATGTTTCGAGGTCGTTGTTCCAGTACAAGGCCAGCAAGTCACCCTGGTATCTGCAGTCGTAGCAGTGCAGCTTCCCGGTGACCGACAGGTCGGCCTCGTCCAGTAACGTCACGACTCGCTCGATCATATCATCGACGCGAAGGTCGTCCTCTCTATCGTATGCCCTGACTATCAGGGGTATGTCTCGAATCTTCGACGTGAAGTCCGTCTTCACCATTTCGTCCTGGGAGTAGAACACGACCAGGCTCTTCCACTTCCCGCTCGTGTCGTAGCCGCGCTTGATCGTCTTGTTCTTCTCCGTGTACCGGGCCAGTTCTTTCAGCTCCGCGTCGCCCCGGAGGATGTTCGCCGTCGCTTTCAGTAGTTCCTTCATACGAGTGACCTCAGCACAGCGTTCACCTGGGAGACAATGTACAGAATGACCTCGCTCTTCTTCTGCATATACGCCGGTTGCAGGTAGCCGCCGTCCGGGAGGGCCTCGATGAACGGCCCGTACGGGACGTCGGTCCCGATAACTCCCTCGATCTCATACAGCCCGACCATTCCGGCCTTGCTCTTGACGTTCCGCCGGAGGTTTCCGGTCTTCACGTGCTTCTTCTCCGTGAGAATCTCCTGAGCCCTTTCTGCTATGATCGAGGTCCCCCTGAACATGGAAGCCTTGAGAGAGTCGCGGACGCTGACCCTGGTCAGCTCGAAGATGCTGATAGTCTTCTTCGTCCCCTCGACCTCCATCGTGAACTTCAATTATCTATCCTCCGGACCATTCCCTCGATGTGGTGCGGCATTCGTCCCTTGTGTACCGGGTTCAGGTCGAGCACCAGGTAGACGTCCCGCGTCGTCTCTTCCCTCAGCTTGTCACCCACAGCTATGTCGGCGTCGACGGCACAGAACATACGGTGCGAGGGAGTGTACGATTTCCCGGAGAACAGAATCTCCAGGCGACCGACGCCTACCCCCTGGAACGTCGATATCCTGACGGGGACCTTCCATTCCTTCTTCTCCCGGCTCCGGGTGCTTCCCCCGTAGTCGTCGTCCTCCGACGTCTCACGGAGCACCGTCACCGAGTGACTCCAGAATTTGTTCAGTCTCTCGCTCATGTTATCGACTCAGCCCTAGCCCCACCTGTTCCGCGTAGTTCTGCACAATCGTGTCCAGCTCCTCGTCGTTAATGATGTAGCTCTTGAGTTCCCGCGCCTGGTAGCTGTAGTCTCCCATCTTCTCCGACTGCATTGATTTCAACATCTCGCCGTCGTTCATAATGCGCTGAATCAATCGGCCCTGCAGATAGATTATCGGCTTCGGGACTGCCGTGAATCCCCACACCCCGAGGACTGCGACGTTCGCCACTCCCTTCGGGAAGGTGCCGGGCTGCGCTATCACACGGGCCGAGAGGTTGTATCCCCAGTCCTTCCACTGAATCCACCGCTCCTCCACCGCGAACGCCGTCGGCTCGTACTCGTCGTACGACGTCTCGGTCGAATACAGCCTGACGCTGCTCAGAGAGACCAGCCGCTCGTTGAGCATGAGGGTATCGTGTCCGCTGCCGTTCAGCTCCCGCGTCGCCGGGCTCTCCTCGGTGCCGTCGCTCTCGAAGTTCTTCTCACAGAGTTCGTCTATGAGTTCCTTCGTCATGTCCTGCAGGAATTCCAGGTACTTGTTGTCGTCGTCGCCACCCACCAGGTTGAACGGCGGCTCGGCCAACTGTTCCCGCGTTATATACACGTCACCCACTTCGTCCACCCCCCTCCTAGTAGTTCCT